CGATGCCAGGCGGACCAGCAGCCTCGTCGGACGCAAGTGCAGGGCGAGCAGGGTGAAGGTGCTGGAAGCCCTCGGCACGGAGGCCAAGGAGTTCACCTCCCAGTACGCGCCCACTTGCACCTACCGCGTGGGCGAGGTGGCTGAGCCCGACGGCTACAGCGACGACATCCGCGTGGAGTGCGCCCAAGGCATTCACTTCTTCATGACGCGCGCAGAGGCCGACGAGTTCAGGATGTAGAGGAGGGTGTGATGCGAAGGGACAAGCCCAAGATAGCTGACTTGCTCTTGGCACGACTGCGGCAAGATGGGCTGGCGCTGCCAGAGGGCTCTTATCTGACGCGCCTCTATACTGGCTACTGGCAGCGGTGCAGCGGCGCGTGGTCGTGGTCCGGGGCTGGAACGTGTGTGGCAACTACCGTCGGGAGTCAGTTTTCAATGTGGGACTGCCTGAGAGCTGAGAAGCTGAACTTCTTCGAGCACTACTACGGCATGACAGATATCGATCCAAGCGACGAAGACCTCCGGCGTTGGAAAGAAGAGGGCAAGCGTGTCACTCGCAAGTGATAAGTGGAAGTCCTCAGGCATCACAGACCAACAGGCCAAGCATCTGGGCTACAAGGAGCTGAGCCCGATGGAGACGGCCGCTAAGGTGGGCGCCCTCCGCACCGGGCTGCTGCTCCCATACTTCACTCCTACGGGGCAGCAGTCTAGCTTCTACAGGGTTAGGTTCCTGGGGGACGCTCCAGGCGGCTTCGCGATGGAAAAGCCCCAGCGGTACGCCCAGCCCAAGGGCTCGCTGAACGAGGTCTACCTCCCCCCGCTGCTCCCCAAGCCCTGGGCTGCCGTGTTCAAGGAAGTGGACGGGAACGCGGTACTCATAACGGAAGGGGAGCTCAAGGCCGCTGCCGCCTGCGCCGCTGGGTTCAACTGCATCGGGCTGGGAGGCGTGGACGTGTGGCGCAGCGGCAAGCGGGGTATGTCCCTGCTCCCCCAGCTCGAGGCCGTGGACTGGAGAAGCCGGGACACGACGATTGTCTTCGACAGCGACGCGGCCACCAACCCCAGCGTGGTGAGTGCGCAGGTCAGGCTGGCGCGGGAGCTCACTGCCAGGGGCGCGACGGTCAAGGTGGCATCCCTTCCGCCCACCCCCGACGGTAAGAAGCAGGGCCTCGACGACTTCTTGGTGGCGGGGGGCGACGTGGCGGCGGTGCTGACGTCAGCGGTGCCCTTTGCCGAGGGGGTGGCGCTGTGGGAGCTGAACAAGGAGATTGCCTACATCCGCGAGCAGGGGGTGGTGCTGGTCCAGGCGAACGGGCGGCGCATCCGCCCCAACGACTTCGTCCATCACAGCTACAGCAACCGCTACTTCAACATGGTGAAGATGCTGAAGGGCGTGCCGGTGCCGGTGAAGACGAAGATTGCCCAGCCCTGGCTCGACTGGGAACGACGATTCGAGCTGGACAGCATCACCTACGACCCCGGCAAGCCGCAGTTCCACAACAACAACTGGAACGACTGGAAGGGCTGGGGCGTGGAGCCCAAGCGCGGCGACATCAAGCCCTGGCGCTGGCTGCTGGACTTCGTCTTCAAGGAGAAACACAAGGAAAAACAGTGGTTTGAGCGATGGCTAGCCTATCCGCTCCAGCACCCTGGAGCCAAGCTGTTCAGCGCAGCGTGCATCTGGGGAGTGGCCCAAGGCACCGGCAAGACGCTGATAGGCCACACCATGCTCCGCATCTACGGGGAGAACGGCGAGGAGGTGAAGCCGAAGAACCTCAAGGGGAACTTCAACGGGTGGGCGAAGAACAAGCAGTTCGTACTCGGGGACGAGATCACCGGCACGGACCAGCGTGACCACGCCGACATGCTGAAAAGCATGATCACGCAGCAGAAGCTGAGCATCAACATCAAGTACCTGCCTGAGTACAGCGTGCCGGACTGCGTGAACTACCTCTTCACCAGCAACCACCCGGACGCCTTCTTCATGGAGGACGGAGACCGGCGCTTCTTCATCCACGAACTGGTCGGCGCCCCGGCCAAGCGAGAGGAGTACGCTGCCTACGACAAGTGGTACAAGTCCCCAGAGGGCGCGGCGGCGCTGTTCCACCACCTCCTCAACTTGAACCTTGGGGACTTCGAGGCTATGGACGCGGCCATGGACACCGGTAGCAAGCGCGCCATGATCCTCGATAACAAGAGCGACGTGGGGGCCTGGGTGGCGGGGCTGCTGGAGGACCCCGTGAGCGTCCTGCGCCTGCTGGGGGAGCGGCAAGCCAAGGAGTGCGACCTGTACACGAACAAGCAGCTACTCAGGGCGTACGACCCCGAGCATGCGGGGCGGGTGACGGCCTGCGGCCTGGGGCGTGAGCTGAAGAAGGCGGGGCTGCGACAGGTGAACGGCGGCGGCCCCATGCGCTTGAACGGCGGCTTGGACCGGCTGTACGCCGTGCGGAATGTGGAGCGGTGGGTTGGGGCAGGAGTGAAGGAGTTGTCGGACCACTGGTCTCGGTACTTCGGACCGGGGAGCGCGAAGTTCTAGGAGGTGAGTACATGAAGATGAGAACGCTGGCGGCGATGTCCTGCTTCTGCTTCGCCGCTGCTGGAGTGGGGTACTTGGTGGAGTGCCGCAAGGACGACGAAGTGCGAAGACGCATACACATCTTCTGCGGCACGATGGGCAAGACCTGGGATGGGAAGTTCATCCAGGTTGAGAACGGCTGGATACGAGGGAAGAACGGCGAAGGGGCCTGGGTCGGGCGAAACGACACGCTCGTAGTGGACCACGCGCTGAGTCTGGCGTTCTACTGTAGGTAGGAGGTGAGTGCATGAAGAAGCAACCGAAGTGCGGAGAGTGTGGGGGTGACACGAGCAAGTCGGGCTATAGCCACGACGGCAAGGACATCGAGTGTGGTGTCTGCGGCATGTCGCTCTGCGACTACTGCGCGGGGAACATTCACGAGAAGAAGCGCGGACATGACCCCGAAGACTGTGCCCCTCCCGCCAAAGTGAAGGGGTGAGTACATGGGAATAACGCTAGGATTCACTACGGTGAAGGCCGCGCGAAAGGAGCACACCTGCACCTACTGCGGGGAGCTCATCTTGCGCGGGTCGTCCTACAAGCGGTGGTTCTGGGCGGAGGGCTACGACAGCGGGCCGGGGACCATGCACCCGGAGTGCTTCGCTGCTTTTGAAGACAGCGGTGAGGAGTATTACGAACTGTACGGACAGCAGCGCCCCGCGTACGAGGAGCAACCATGAGTCTCTTGTGCGAGCAGTTGACACACCTGTCGCGGCAGGTGAAGGCGCTGGAGCGCGAGTTGGAACGCCACCGGCATGGCGTGACGCTGGAGGGCGATTTCATCTGCCCCGACTCGCCGGCGCTGACGGAGGCGCTCGGGCGCGTGAAGGCGCTGGAGGGGGCGCTGCGAGCCGCTTACGCAAACGAGTCCCGCGCGTGTCGTTGCGATGACCCTGGTTACATCGCCCAGTCCGACAGCATCAGCAAGTGCTGGCTGTGCGCCGCCCGCGCTCTACTCCCCGCGCCGGCAACCTCGCTGACGGCTGGCTACACGACGACCAGCAACGCCCCTCTGTTGTTCGACGCCTTCTGGACCGCCTTCCGCGCCGAGTTGGACGGCCGGTGTTTCACCGACAAGGAGCGCGCGGACGGGCACAAGAGCGTCAACTTGATCGGGTCGCTCAAATCACACGAGGAGATCGCACGGGCAGCCTGGAGCAAGACCCTGCTCCCCGCGCCGGCTAAGGAGACGCCATGAGCATCGACCACGACGAGATCCGCGAGCTGCGCGCCCGCGTTCGACTACTGGAGCAGAAGGTGGAGGCGCTGGAAACCGCGCTGGAAACCGCGCTGGAGCGGGTGGCCGCCGCCCTCGCCACCGACTCCGGCGCGGCGCTAAAGATGGGGGGCGGGCCGTGAGCTGGCGCTGCTCCTGCGGCAAGGAGTACAAGACCTGCGAGTCTTTCCTCCATCACTTGGGAATGCGCGGCAACATGCGACACCACGAGGCGGGGCGCGCTCCCTACAAGCGAAAGAAGCGTCTCCCGCCCGAGCCCACCGCCCCCACCACGACCATCAAGTACGCGAAGGAAGAGCTCAAGCGGCTGAAGGCTGAGTTCCCAAAGTTCCACAAGACCAAGCGTTAATCGCACTACCGCACCCCCTTGTGTTCTGGGCCAAGTGCCTGCTAGCTTGCTTTGCAGGTTGGCAAGCAACGCAGCCTGGAGCACAGTGCCACTTGCCATATGGTGGGTGGAATTGCAAGAGGAGGCAGCACATGAAGATGGACGACAGGAAGAGCCTGGACTACGACGGTAAGCCCGAGGACGTGGAGAAGGCGATGGCTGCCGTGACCAAGGCCACCAAGGGGGAGCACAACATCAGCGGCGCCATCAACTGCCCCGTCTGCGGGCAGGCCAAGGCGCTGAGCTTTGTGGTGTACGCCACGGGTCGCAGCTCCGCTTCGTGCAAGAACCCGAAGTGCGTGAGGTGGCTCTAGCCATGAAGCTAAGCGAACTGGTTGGGATGTTGACTAAGCTGGGCTACCCCCTGGACGCAGTGGAGGTGCCGGTGGAGGACGGGGTGGTGCGCGTGACGCAGGCTAAGCTCGCGGAGATGGCGGGCTGCAACCGGAGCTTTACCAGCACCATTATCAACAGATAGCGTGCCGAGGGTGTGCTGGGGCCCTGCAAGGCTTACGGGGTCATCCAGGTGCTGGACCGCAAGCGGCTGTCGGCGCTCAAGGAGGCGTGACAATGAACTGCAAGGACTGCGATGGCGGATGCAGCGCGGCCGGCGAGGACAGGGTGCCGATTGGCAGTGCCGGAAGGGGAACCTGCCAGGGCTTCAAGCCGCGCCCGAAGGTGCAGGGTGTGAAGTACGACATGAACTTCGAAGGGCTGAAAGCGGAGGTCGTGCGGCTGCGCGAGGAGGCGAAGCTGCTGAAGCAGCAGCTCGCGACGCAGAAGCGCGTGGCGCAGGAGGCGTTGGAGGACGCACAGTACGCGAAGAAGGACGCCGACCGCCTGCGCGGCGGACGCGTATTGAAGCGCCGCGTGGTGGAGGTTCGCCCGGTGGCCGCCTTGATCTTGCGCGGCCCAGCCGCGCAAGATCAAGGCGATGATAGCGAAGCAGAAGGCGCGGGGCTATGCGTGGCGCGCGTCGTACCCGAAGGGAGGCAAGTGATGCTGAAGAGCAAGCTGGGCGTGCCGGAGTCGGTGATGGCCATCTGCCGGTTGTGGGCGGAGAGCCGGAGCAAGGACCCCTCGACCAAGGTGGGGGCGGCCATCTACGACGCCGCGACGGGCAGCGTTCACCTCGGCTACAACGGCTTCCCGCCTGGGGTGGAGGAGGACGAGTCGCTGTGGAACAACCGCACGGGCGAGGTGGACGACAAGCTGGGGCACATGTTCTACCTCACCAAGTACGACCTCGTCATCCACGCGGAAGTCAACGCCGCCCGCAAGGCGCTGCTGGCCGGGGTCAACATGGGCAGCATCAACACTGCCCTCATCTGCACGCACATCCCCTGCCCGCAGTGCTTCAAGGACGTGGTGCTGGCCAACGGCATCAACACGGTGCTCTACGCGGAGGACACCTACGCCAGTCGCAGCCCCCGCGACAAATGGCTGATGGAGCAGCTCATCCACCTTGGGCGCGTGGACGTGGCGAAGCTGGAGGAGGTGCTATGAAGTACGACGCCTACAAGACTTACTGGGTCCGTCCCGGTACGATGGACAAGTACGTCATCAACGAGCTCAAGGGCTACCAGCGCCTCCCGCTGGGCAAGTCCGACGTGGTGCTGGACATCGGCGCCAACATCGGCAGCTACGCGCAGTGGGCGGGGGAGCAGTGCAAGTCCGTGACGGCGGTGGAGCCCGAGCCCGAGAACTACGCGCTGCTCAAGCGGAACATCGGCCACAACGTCCGCCCCATGAACTGCGCGGTGGTGGGTGACAGCTACCAAGGGGCGACCATCCCCCTGTGGACCAGCCCTGGCCCGAACAAGGGGAGCCACAGCACGGTCCCCACGCGCGGGCGGGAGCCCGTGCCGGTGACGGTGGTCCGCATGGGGGCGCTGCTCAAGCTGTGTAGCTTCACCGTGCTCAAGATGGACTGCGAGGGCGCCGAGTACGACCTGCTGTTGGGCCGGGCGCTGCCCAAGCGGCTCCAGGCGGTGCTCATCGAGTACCATCTACAGAAGAAGGGGCAGTGGGAGGCGGCCAACCTGTTGGACGTGGAGTTGCAGGAGCAGGGCTTCAGGTGGCTCAAGCCGCCGAAGCTGGACAACGAGAAGTTGTGGCACACGACGGCCATCTACGTACGAGGTGAGCGATGAAGGCTAGCAGCGAAGGCATCAAGAAGTTCCTCTACTACATCCACGAGCGCGAGAACATCCGGCTCAAGAAGGAGAGCGGGGCGCCGTGGCCCTGGACCAAGGATGAGATCCTGCAGAAGTACAGCTTCACCAATGTCCGCCGCGTGAACGACCGCACGACGCAGGCCTTCCTCGCCATCTACAAGGCCAACGTCAAGCCGGGGAAGTACGAGCAGGCGTTGCTCAACTGCGCTACCTTTAGGTACTTCGGAACGGCAGGGTTCGCACAGGCTGTTGGCTGGCAGGCAAGGTGGCAGGCTGCCCGCGTGCTGCGCGTGGCCAAGGAGCGCCTCCAGAGCCCTGTGGAGCGGGTGCGCGGGCCCCACAAGCGGGTGCGCGTGCGGCAGGAGGTGTTCACCGGAGCCTACGTCATAACCAACGGCGGCCGGAAGGAGCCCAAGGAGGATGTGGTGGTGGACTACCTGAGCGGCTTGGCGGCGGCCTACAAGGAGCGGCTGGCTCCGCTGCTCAAGTTCAAGAGCCCGAGCTGGGCGGCGCTGGGGGAGGAGATGATGAAGCTGGAGGGGTTCGGTGGCACCGGCTTCATGGTGAAGGAGGTCCTCCAGGACTTCATCCTCTGTTACCCCGGTCTGTTCTGGGACGAGGAGACCTGGACCCCGGTGGGGCCGGGGGCGCGGCGTGGGCTCAACTACATCGCGGGCCGCGACCCGGACTTCACGCTCAACTCGCACACGTGGCTGGAGGAGGTCGTGGCCCTCCGCGTGCTGGTGAACCAGAACTGGACGAAGTGGTTCCCGAACAGCGGCACGCTCAGCGCTCACGACGTCCAATTCTGTCTCTGTGAACACGCAAAGCGAATGAAGGTGGTGACTGGCGTGGGCAAGCCGCGCTCCACCTACCTCCCGCCCCATCAGCGCCCCCATGAGCGCAACGGTATCGAGATAGCCTAATCACACTACCGGTCATCCCACACTCAAAAAGCCGGGGAACGAAGAATGAACGAAGAAAGTTTGGAAAAGCTCGGCCGCGCAGCCCATCGCGCCTACTGCCAGGGTGCTCAGCGGTGGCTGGACCTCACCGTGCGCGAGCGGGCGCAGTGGATAGCTGCCGCCCGCGCGGCCGTCGCGGCGGCAAGGAACGTGTACCGATGAAGTGCGAAGTTGCCAAGTGCGAGGAGAAGGAAGCCCGGCAGCGCGTCTTCATCCTTGACGTGGAGGAGCAGGTGAGCTACCTTTGCCGGAAGCATTTCACCGAGTTCATGAAGGAGGCTCGCAAGGCGGAGAAGACGGGCAGCAGGATCTGGATCAAGGAGTGGTTGCAACAGCTCAACGTGAAGGAGGCAAGCAAGTGATCACCATGCAAGAGCAGATGTTGGACGAGGTCATCAAGATGCGGCAGAGCACCGACGCGGCGCAGCGCCACGCGCTGGAGGCGGAGCTGGCTGATAGGCGACAGCACTTGGCGGCGGGCGAGGCCAGCTTGGTCAAGACGAGGGAGCGGATACAGGAACTGGAGGCGCAGTTGAAGGAGGCAAGCAAGTGATCAACGTATTCATCCCGACGATGAACCGAGTGGACCGGCAGTGGACCTACGACCGACTGCCCGACGCCGTGAAGAGGCACACGAAGCTGGTGTGCCCGCCCAGCGAGGCGCCCAGCCACCAGAGCAGGGGGCGCAACGTGCTCTGGTGCAAGGCCAAGGGCATCACCGCCACGCGCGACTACATCCTGCGCTACTGCGCGGAGCAGGATATCCAGAAGTTCGTCATGCTGGACGACGACCTGACCATCCAGGTGCGACGCGCCGACATGAAGATCAAGAACGCCACGGACCAGCAGATGGTGGGCGCCTTCAACTGGCTGGAGAAGACGCTCGACGTGCGCGCCCACTGCGGCTGGATGGTGCGGACCGCCTATTGGGCCAGCACGGAGATGTGGCTGGAGTGCAAGCGGATGATGTACGCGCTGGCCTACAACGTGCCGATGGTGATGGACGCCAAGGCCACCTTCGGCAAGGGGCTGGCCAAGGACGTGGCCACGATGGAGGACTTCAACATGACTCTGCAGCTCCTGTCCGCCGGGCTGCCCAACCGCCTCAGCCTGGAGTACCGACTGAACGCAGGCCCGAGCAACGTCCAGGGCGGGTGCTCCACCTGGAGGACCACCCCCTGCCAGACGGACAGTGCCCGCAGGCTGGCTGCGATGTACCCCCACGCCGTGACGGTGCGGGAGAAGAAGGCGTGGACCGGCATGGAGGCTGGGATGATGGACGTGAGGGTGCAGTGGGCCAAGGCGCTGAAGAAGGGGTGAAGTGATGGAGATGAACGAAATGAAGCTGTGCAAGCAAGCTGAGGTTGGCCGCGAAGTCATCAAGAAGGCTCACATCCTGCTGAGGAAGGACGACAGCGCGACGGGCGTGCTGATCGGAACGGCGGCGCTGTGGATGTTGGGGTTCGACGTCATCCCGGGCGACATCGACTTCCTGGTGACCAAGGCCCCGAGTGGCGAGGGCATCGAGGCCAAGTTGGCGAAGGGCTCCACCGAGGGCAGCGCGACAACGGAGATCGACGGCATCAAGGTGGACTACATCCCCGCGAGCGGGCTGCGCCAACGCTATCTCAACGCCGGCAGGGCGTACATGATCGATGGCGTGCCGGTGGCCGCGCTGGATGACATCCTCGGGCTGAAGCGGCTGGCCGACAGGGCGCAGGACAGGCACTTCTTCGGGCTGTGGAACTACGGAATGGTCGGCATTCGCAGGGAGGTGAAGTGATGGAGATCCACGCACGAGGTGTCAACGACGCGCTGCGGAAGGTGCTGTTCATGCTGCTGGAGTACGACGAGGGTGAGGACAAGGGCGAGGGTACGAGCTGGCACCGGCAGACTAGCCGCAACGGGGACACCCTGGAGTTCGACGAGCCGGTGGCCACGTACTACGAACGCCCCCTGGAGCGGGTGCTGTTCTACAAGGAGCGGGATGCCAACCCCTTCCTCCACCTGTTCGAGTCTCTGTGGCTCCTCGCCGGTCGCGACGATGTGCGGTTCATGGAGTACTTGGTCCCCAAGTTCCGCAACTACAGCGACGACGGCCACAGGATGCAGGGGAGCTACGGCTACCGTTGGCGCAAGGCGTTCGGGGTGGACCAGCTCGACTTCCTGGTGAACCACCTGAAGCAGAAGCCCGACAGTAGGCGCGCAGTGCTCCAGATGTGGCGCCCCCCGTACGACCTGCACGGAGTGGACTACGGGACGCACGTGGAGGCGGGGATCGACAGCACTGACATACCCTGCAACACGAACGCCTACTTCAAGGTGAGGGACGGGCGGCTTAACATGACCGTCTGCAACCGCAGCAACGACCTCATCTGGGGCGCCTACGGGGCCAACGTCGTCCACTTCTCCATCCTCCAGGAGTACATGGCCGCCCGCCTGGGCTTGGAGGTGGGCACCTACGTCCAGTTCTCGGACAGCCTCCACGTCTACACCGGGGGCGAGGGCGGCAAGGTGTGGGAGCGCATCAAGGCGGGGTGGAGCCCGAGCGTCTACCAGGAGCGCAGCCCCTACGCGCTGGGGGCGGTGAAGCCGCAGCCCATGTTCGTCGACCCGGACAACTCCTGCCACCGCCAGGACCAGCTCCACTACTGGCACCAGGACCTGGAGACGTTCTTCCTGCTGTTTGACGGCGGGCAGGAGGTGCAGGTCAGCAGCTTCACGCACCCGTGGTGGAAGTTCGTGGCCGCGCCCCTGTGGAACGCCTGGAAGAACCGGGACGCGGGCTACCTGGAGGGCTGCATCGCCACCGACTGGAAGCTGGCGGCGGCGACGTGGCTGGCGGCGCACCCGAAGAAGGAGGCCAAGTGATGAAGTGGCTCAAGTGGAAGTTGTGGGAGGCAGGCGCCTTGCGGCGGCGCCTTGTCCAGAGGGCGACCATCTGGATCGCGTGGCACCTGCCAAAGTCGCTGGTGATGTGGTGCTGGTATCGCGTCGCTGCACACGCCACACAGGGTCAGTGGGGTCACGAGAGCCCGTGCGACGTGAAGATGATGGACGCAATTCAACGCTGGGGTGTGAAGTGAGTGCAGAACTGGAACCCGCGCGGCTGGGCAAGGCACGCCCCGTCCGCGAGACGGCCAAGGCCCTGCTCGTCTACCTGGAGTCAGACGGGGAGGAGCACTGGATCCCGAAGTCAGTCATCCACGACGACAGCGAGGTGTACAGCATGAAGGCTGGTGACGGAGAGCTCATCGTTGAGGGCTGGTGGGCGGAGAAGGAGGGGCTCTCGTGAACTTCAAGCGCCTGGAGGCCCTGCGCGAAGCAGGCCACGTGAAGCGGCTGCACGCCGTCCCCACGCTCTACAACCACACCATCGCGGAGCACGTCTACGGGGCGCAGTGCATCGCCATGGAGCTGATGTACGCCCTGCCCGCCGCCAGGATGGAGGTGGTGCTGTATGCCCTCCTTGTCCACGACGCGCCGGAGGTGTGGACCGGCGACGTGCCTGCCCACATGAAGAAGCGACACCCCACGATGAGTCAGGACCTGGAGCTGGAGGAAGTGGAGTGGAGAATCAGCAACAGCGTGCTGATGCCCGACATGAACAAGTGGGAGAGGCTGGTCGTCCAAGCCGCTGACCGCCTGGACCTCGCCATGCACCTCTTGTACGAGCGGCAGATGGGCTGCCGCCACCCCCGCCACACGGAGGTGTTCAACCGAGTGCTGGACTACGTGGTGCAGGAGTGTGGGGAGCTGAAGGGCGTGCCGGAGCTGGTGGACTACCTGAAGGGAGAGTGGCGATGAAGGCGAACGACATGCAGGTCGGCGGGAAGCACTACCAGAAGCCCATCCAGCACTGGGACTGGGCGGGGGCGCTGGGCCTGGACTACTTCCAGGGGGCCATCACCAAGTACATCGCGCGGTGGAAGGAGAAGAACGGCCTGGAGGATCTGAAGAAGGCCCAGCACTACCTGACCAAGTACATCGAGCTGGTGGAGGCGGGCGTCATCCAGGACCCGAAGGCGGCGAAGGATGTGACGCCCATGTCCTACCCCATGGGCACGCTCTGCGCCACCTGCGGAGCGACGTGGGGAGACCACGACAATCTGGACTGCCCGACTGGTGGCGGACAGTTTCGCAAGAAGTAGTTCAACGCTTGCCCGTCTGCCCGCCGCCCGTGTAGGGTGGCGGGCAGTTACGGGTAGGCAACTTGACAGCGAATGGCGGATGAAGGCCGTTCGCGTAGCGAACTGGAGGCACACATGGAAGCGAAGTATCCGAAGACCCTCGGCGCCTGCATCGACAAGCTGTACCAGATGCGAGCCAAGCGCCTGGAGGAAGAGAAGCGCATCGGCACGCTCAAGGCGCAGGAGACTGCCCTCAGCGACCACATCCTCAACAGCTTCAGCAAGGGCGACGTGGAGGGGGCGCGCGGCAAGGTGGCCACCGCCAGCGTCAGTCGCCAGACCGTGGCCCAGGTGCAGGACTGGGAGGCCTTCTACAAGTACGTGGCGAAGGAGGGGGCGTTCGACCTGCTCCAGCGCCGCGTGAACGACAGCGCCTACAGGGCGCGCCTGGATGACCAGATCAAGGTGCCGGGCGTCGAGCCGTTCGGCGTGGTCAAGCTCAGCATCACCAAGAGCGGCAAGTGAGCAACTGGAAAGCAAGCCTCGGCGAAGCCGAGAAGTAGTCTTCCCCGCTGTACAGGCCCCCGTCAGGCGCGGGCGGGGTGGCCAGTTCTCTACGCGCACAAGGAGCAGTTCAGATGGCGAAGAACGTGAAGAAGGCGACGACGACCGCGCTGGCCAACTGGGACGAGGATCTGGCGAAGTACGCCAAGGAGGCCAGCGACAAGGAGCAGACCCCGGCGGGCAGCTTCATCAGCGTCAAGAGCGGCGTGCTCACCGTGGCGGGGCAGCCCGTCAAGGACAACAAGGCGGTGGTCGTGGTGCTGCACAGCATCTACGAGAACGCCATGTACGACGGGAAGTTCGACCCGGACAACCCCCGGCCGCCGTGCTGCTACGCCTTCAGCGAGGACGAGGAGGGCCTGAAGCCGCACGAGAAGTCCTCCGAGCCCCAGCACGAACAGTGCCGGGGCTGCCCCAAGAACGAGTTCGGCACGGCCGACACCGGCAAGGGCAAGGCGTGCAAGAACATCCGCCGGCTGGCGCTCATCAGCAGCAACGGCCTCACCGCCGACAACATCAAGGACGTGGAGGCCTTCTTCTTCAAGCTGCCCGTGACGAGCGTGAAGGCGTGGAGCCTCTACGTGAAGAACATCGCCAACGTGCTCAAGCGCCCGCCGTTCGGCGTGCTGACGGAGATCGCGGTGGTGCCGGACGCCAAGACGCAGTTCAAGGTGACGTTCAACGAGGTCGGCACCGTGGAGAGCGAGCTGATGGCGGGCATCATGGCCAAGCGGGCGGAGGTGGCCGAGTCCATCGCCTTCCCGTACCCGGAGGCGCGCGCGGAGGAGGAGCCGGCCAAGCCCGCCAAGGGCAAGGGCCGGAAGTTCTAGGCTAGGTTGGTGAGGAGGTGGTCGTCCAATGAGACTAGGGCACTCGGACGCTGGCGCCAGACTGGGGAAAAGCGCGGGGTCGCGCCCCGTAGCTCCCGGTCAATGACAGCTACAAGCCGAGAAACTCCGGTGCAAGTCCGGTCCGCCTCCTCACCTTTTGTTTGCCGGGCCCCGCTTGGGGGCCCGGCTTTGGCTTGGGAGCACGCATGGCAAGGCCTCGAGAGCCCTTGGACACGGCCCGGCGGGCAGGGTGGCGCACCTACAGCGCCCGCTATTATGCGAAGAACCGAGAGTTGGTACTTGAGCGCCGCAAGTGGGCGCGGGAGGACAAGGCAAATGAAGATACCAGGAACGCACCATCACGCGTCGATCGCTAGCATCCCCACGAGCAAGGAGTACAAGGAGGGGTGGGAGAGGACGTTTCACAACAGGGCGGACGAGAAGGAGTTGTACTGGGTGAGCTGCCCCGGCTGCGGGATGACCATCAAGCTGGGCGAGAAGCTGTGCCACGAGTGCGCGCAGTTGGCCGGCATGTTGGAGCACGCATGAAGAAGCCCATCACGGTCGACTTCGAGAGCGAAGCCATCCAGCCCCGTCCTGAGTACCCGCCCAAGCCCGTGGGGGTGGCCATCAAGTATCCGGGACGGAAGGGCCGGTACTACGCCTTCGGCCACCCGACGGAGAACAACTGCACCGAGGCCCAGGCGCGTGGAGCCTTGAAGGACGTCTACGACAGCGGCGCCCCACTGCTCTTCCAGTACGGCAAGTTCGACGCGGACGTGGCGGAGGTGCGGTGGAAGCTGAAGATGCCAAGCTGGGAGCGCATTCACGACACCCTCTACGCCATCTTCCTCAAGGACCCCCACGCCTCCACCTTCAGCTTGAAGCCCAGTGCCGAGCGCATCCTGGGTATCAAGCCCGAGGAGCAGGAGCGTGTCCGCGACTGGCTCATCGCCAAGGGCATCGTGGCCAAGAACGACAAGAAGTGGGGCGCCCACATCTGCAAGGCCCCCGGCAAGCTGGTCGGCGAGTACGCCATCGGCGACGTGGACAGGACGGACCTGCTGTTCAACCACATCGTGCCGGAGTTCGACAAGGGGATGCGCCAAGCCTACGACCGCGAGCGCAGGCTGATGCCCATCCTGTTGGAGAACGAGCGCACCGGGATGCGGGTGGACGTGGAAGGGCTGGAGCGCGACATTCCCCTGTTCGAGAAGGCCGTGGCCAAGGCCGATGCGTGGCTGCGAAAGCGGCTGAGGGCCCCAGGGCTGAACCTGGACAGTGACGAGGACGTGGCGGCGGCGCTGGACAAGGCGAACATGATCACCGAGTGGCGGCTGACGCCCAAGAAGCAGGAGAAGAGCGTCAGCAAGAAGTACCTGACGGTGGACAAGTTCCGCGACCCCAAGGTCGCCAGCGTGTTCGGCTACCGCAACCGGATGTGTACCGTCCTCAGCATGTCCATGCGGCCCTGGCTGGAGATGGCCACGCGGCTCGGGGGCTACATCGCCACCTCCTGGAACCAAGTGCGCCAGGAGCATGGCGGCGGGCTGGCAGGCACCCGCACGGCCCGCCTGTCGTGCAGCTACTTCATGAACATCACGAAAGACTACATGGACAAGGACGACGGCTACGTCCATCCCAAGTTCCTGGGGGTGCCCGAGCTGCCGCGCGTGCGGTGCTACATCCTGCCGGACGAGGGGGCGCAGTTCTGCCACCGAGACTACAGGCAGCAGGAGCTCCGCATCTTGGGGCACTACGAGGACGGCGCCCTGTGCCGGGCCTACAACGCCGACAACAACGTGGACGTCCACGTCCTGGTCCACGACCTCATCCGCGACATCACCGGCTTGGACCTGCACCGTAGGCAGGTGAAAATCATGAACTTCCTCCAGGTGTACGGCGGCGGGGTGCCCGCCATCATGGAGAAGCTCAAGTGCGACAAGGCTCAGGCCACCCGCATCCGTGGCGCGCACAAGGCCGCCCTGCCGGACGTCCAAGCCCTGGACGCTGAGCTCAAGGCACGCGGGCGCAGGGGCGAGCCGGTGCGGGAGTGGGGCGGGGGCCTCATCTACTGCGAGGCGCCGCGCCCCATCAACGGGAAGATGAGGACCTTCGAGTACAAGATGTTGAATTACCTCATCCAGCGCAGCGCGGCGAGCTGCACGAAAGAGGCCGTCATCCGCTACAACGAGGCCAAGAAGAACGGACGCTTCCTGGTCACCGTCCACGACGAGATCAACATCAGCGTTCCCAACAAGGCGGTGGAGAGTGAGATGAAGATCCTCAACGACGTCATGGCCAGCGCGAAGTTCGACGTCCCCATGCTCAGCGACGGCAAGGTAGGCCCCACTTGGGGTGAGCTGAAGAAGTACGAGGACTGACCTATGGCAACCCTGACGAAGTTCTTCACTATCAGTGTGCAGATCACCAAGGGCGACAAGCGTCACTGGACGCGCATCGGCAGCGCGGCCCTGCTGCCGGACGGCTCCATCGGTTGCACGCTGGACACCACTCCCCTAAACTGGACCGGCGAGATGCGACTGTTCCCCGTGACTGAAGAGAAAGAGAGCGAGTAATGAAGAAGCAAGGGTTCGACGTCATTCGGAAGCACAACTCCTGGGCGCCGTCCAAGCTGGGCTGCTACGAGGAGTGTCCGGCGAAGGCGAGCTACAAGTACCTCCACAAGCTGCCCGACCCCGGAGGCCCCGCGCTGGTGAGGGGCAGCTTCATCCACGAACAGTGCGAGCACTTCGTGGCCAACCGCATCAAGGTGCTGGCCACCATCTTCCAGGGGGAGGAGGTGGTGTGGCACCCCGCCACCGTCGCCAAGCTCAAGGCGCTGCGCGCCACCTACAAGAAGGGCAAGGTCCGCACCGAGCTCGACGCGGCCTTCACCGCCGCCTGGAAGCCCTGCGAGTGGATGGCCCGCGACGTGTGGGTCCGCCTCAAGCTGGACCTCGTGGAGATAGGGGTGGAGGTGCGGGCCGGGCCGGGTGGCATCCTGGACGACGGCGTCCGCAAGGTGAACAAGAAGTGCGTCCACATCACGGACTGGAAGACCGGCCGCTACAAGCCCGACGGCGAGTACGACGATCAGCTCCGCTGCTACTGCGTGGCGATGCTCACCTCCATGCCGGAGATGGAGCTGGCCACCGCCAGCCTGTGGTTCACGGACGTGGGCAAGGAAGTGACTAGGGAGAACGGCGTGCTGACGCGGGCGGAGCTGGAGGCAGAGCAGAAGCGGTGGACCAAGAAGGTGCAGCCCATGTTCACCGACACCGTTCACGCCCCCACCCCGAACCCGACGTGCCGCTACTGCCCCTACAGCGTCCAGAAGAACGGCATCTGCAAGTTCTAGAGGTTCGCAGTTAATCACACTACAAAGCGTTTGTGCGCCTGCCTGCTTTGTGCCACGGTAGGCGCTGGCAGGCAGGCAACGTTAGGAGGCACGCAATGAGGAACAAGGCAAACGACGAGGCGAAGGAACTCCGCAGCATCCGCAAGGCGGGGGACAACAGCATTCGGTTCTACAGCGTGAGCCAGTACCGGAAGACCAACGACAAGGTCATTCGGAGCAAGTGGCTGGAGCGGTTCGACAGCCACAAGGACGCGGCAGCGGCCCGAGCCGCCGAGCAGCAGAAGCAGGGCCTCCGCAACTTGGTGAGCCGCTTCTTCAACTTCACCGGCTACATCGCCCGCGCCGCCGCCAAGCGCAAGGCCCGGCAGGCGGAGCAGGCGAGCAACCCGCCGTCCAAGGGAGCGTAGTGATGGCCCCCCGCAAGCGCTTGGAGGCGAGCATCGAGCAGGCCGTGGTGGACCACGCCCGGAAGATGGGGGTGGTCTGCCGCAAGATGAACGGCCTGGGAAACCGAGCATGGCCGGACAGGATGTTTCTCCACCAGGGCAAGGTGCTGTTCATCGAATTCAAGCGCGAAGGGCTGAAGCCGACGCCCTTGCAGGCCAAGTTCCACGCGATGCTGCAGAAGCACGACTTCGCCGTGCGCGTGGTGGACAACGTCGCGCTGGGGAAGGTGGTGGTCAACGACTGGTTGAGCGGCCACAGCGTCAACAACTGGCCAAACACGAACGTACACTAGGAGGCGAACATGTATCTCAAAGGCTGGCAGGCCAACGCAACTGGCGAAGACGTTGAGAGCGTCTTATCGGAGAACCGAGCGATAGACATCAAGAAACACGAGGGCCAGGAGGCTGCTGAGTTCACTTGGACCAGTTACGTCGACACTGACGACGATATCCTAGACGTGCTCTCCATCGCGCTGTGGTACAACGACAGGACAGAAGACAGCATCCGAGAAGTAAGGGCCGAGCTGAAGAGTTTGCTGGCCCGCCACCGCAGGACTGGCCACTAGGAGGCGAACATGAGCCACGGCAACGACTGGTGCCCGGAGTGCGAGCGCAATCACCTGGGCGGCACGGACAGCGAAGGGTGCCCGCCCCACTGGCTGGCACAGGCCAAGGCCCGCAGGGCGGGCCTCGAGAGCCCTTCCGGAGCCCCCGCCGCCAAGCCCCCGCCCCCGGTGTGCCCCTACTGCCAGGGCCCGCTGGAGGTGCTGCTGTTCATGGGGGTGCAGCCGGACGGCTTCACGTGCCCCAAGTGCAGCGTGTTCTTCAGCCCCGCCATGAAGGCCCTGGGTACCATCTACTAGGAGCGCGCTGATGAAGAAGCGATGCTACAAGTGTGGCAGACTGAAGCCTCTACTTGACTTTGGTCGCAAGGCCAAGAACAAGGATGGGCTCTCCAACTACTGCCTCGCTTGCGTCGTCGCGTACTACCACACGCCAAAGTCGCAGCAGCGTTGGAGGCTGTGCTTATGCGGATGCGGCGAGCGCACACAGGCGCCGAGGTTCATAGCAGGGCACAACACCAGGACGATGTCGAACGAAGAGCAGGCCCGGCGCGGCCGTATGAACAACGGGGATAAGCAGAGAAACCGAGGGCACGGCAATAGCTACCGGAAAGTTCGCGGGAAGCACGAGCACAGAGTGGTGGCGGAAAAGAAACTGGGCCGCCCTCTACAGAAGGGCGAGCTGGTTCATCACATCAACGAGATAAAGCGCGACAATCGCCCAGAGAACCTGGAAGTTGTGACGCGAGCTGAGCACTTCCGCATTCACGTACTCAGCAAGAAGAGGAAGAAAAATGTCTGAGCCCTGGCGACCGCACGGATACCAGAAGAAAGCCATCAAGTTCATGGTACAGCAGGGGGCGGCTGGCCTCTTTTTGTCGCCAGGGCTCGGCAAGACCAGCACGACGCTGGCCGCGTTCAAGGTGCTGAGAAAGACGAAGCTGGTACGTCGCGCTTTGGTCATCGCTCCCCTGCGCCCGGCCACCTCCGTGTGGCCGGGCGAGGTTGCTCGTTGGGACGACTTCCACGACATCACCCTGCGCGTGCTCCACGGCCCCCAGAAGGCCGACCTGCTGGCTAGCGGCGAGCTGACGGGCGGGGTGGACGTTATCAACTTCGAAGGGCTGAGCTGGCTCTTCGACGCGGTGAAGGGCCAGGACTGGCCGTGGCAGATGCTGGTCATTGATGAATCTACGCGGATAAAGAACCCCCAAACGCTCCGCTTCAAGCTGCTGAAGCCCCACCTCAACAAGTTCCGGCGCCGCTATATCCTGACGGGCACGCCCGCTCCCAACGGGCTGCTGGACCTGTTCGGGCAGGTCTACGCGCTGGACCAGGGCGCCGCGCTGGGGCGCTACGTCACGCACTACAGGATGAGCTTCTTCAACTCCACCGGGTACGGAGGCTACACCTGGGTCCCGAAGCCCGACGCCGAAGAGCGCATCTACAAGGCGCTGCGCCCGCTGGTCCTCCGCATGAGCGCCGAGGACTACCTCCACCTCCCGCCTCTCATCAACAACACCATCACGGTGGAGCTGCCCCCCGAGGCGCGCAAGGCGTACGACCAGATGGAGGACCTGCTCATCACGGAGCTGAAGGAAGGCACCCTCACCGCCGCCAACGCCGCCGCGACCTTCGGCAAGTGCCGCCAGATAGCGAACGGTGGGGCCTACCTGGGCACGCCCGAGGGCGAAGTGCCGAGCGGCAAGGCCAAGTGGGCGCACATCCACGATGCCAAGCTGGAGGCGGTGCAGGAGCTCGTGGAGGAGCTGAGCGGCAAGCCTGCCCTCATCGCCTACGAGTTCAAGCACGACCTGGAGCGGCTGCAGAAGGTGTTCCCCGAGGCTGAGTACCTTGGCGGGGGCGTGACCGCGAAGAAGCAGCGGGAGGTGGAGGCGGCCTGGAACGGCGGGCGGCTCCAGGTTCTCCTGGCTCAGCCGCAGTCGGTAGCGCACGGCCTCAACCTCCAAGGGGTGGGGGCGGCTGTGGTGTTTCACAGCCTCTCCCCCAACCTCGAAGACACGGAGCAGCTCGTGCGGCGAGTGTGGCGGCAGGGCCAGAAGGAGCGTGTGGTGGTTCACTGGATAGTGGCCAAGGATACCGTCGACGAGGCCATCCGCGGAATGCTGAACAAGAAGGACAGGACGCAGCAGAAGTTGCTGAACGCGTTGAAGGACCACTTGAAGAGGAGGTACTAACATGAAGACGGATGCAAAGAAGCGCGCCGCCAAGCGCATGGCCGCCGAGGTCTTCGAGGCCGCCAAGGTGCCCACCCCCGCCAAGCGGAAGGCCAAGCCCTTGGTGGGGATGCCCATCCACTTCTGCCCCACCGATCAGCAGCGGCACTTCGGGCCGGCGGAGCGGCCCTTGTGCAGCAACTACGGGCCCCGCTACATCGGGGAGGTGCTGGCCTGGGGCGGCGCCAACAACCCCGAGACCGTGACCTGCAAGGAGTGCCTGCGCCTGTACAACGTGCGGAACAAGATGTGCCGGCGCTGCGGGACGATGATCACCGAAGTCTCCGTGGAGAAGTACCAAGCCCTGTGCCCCAAGTGCAAGCCGCAGGGGCTCCCCAAGGTCGGCATCGTGGACGTGGGGGCGGACAACAAGATCGAGCGGACTTGGGGCAAGGCCCAGGGCCGCGAGGCGGAATTGCAAGCGCAACTGGACAAGGAGTTGGAGTTGGAAACGCTTGCAAAGCAGGAGCGGGAGCAGTACAACAGTACTCAGCGTGAGGGCATTCCGCCCTCCACTACCGAGGAGCAAGTCATGGCGAAGACCGAGAAGCAGGTCGTGAAGGCGGCGGCGAAGGTGGCGAAGGCCGGCGAGGACCAGAAGAAGGCCGAGAAGGACCTGGACGGCAAGAAGATCAAGCTGCTCACCAAGGAGAACCCCAAGCGCGCGGGCTCCAAGAGCTTCGACCTCTTCAAGCTCTACAAGAACGGCATGACCGTCGCGCAGTTCAAGGAGGCCGGGGGCAGCGCCGCCGCCATCGCCTGGGACACCGACCACAACTTCATCGAGCTCTACTAGCTCCACCCTCCCACGGGTGTTGACCAGAGGCCCCCGCTCCTTACGGAGCGGGGGCCTTGACGTTTGGGAAGTGCGCTTTGGCCTTGTAATCGTAGTGCGGCGCGCTACCTTGTAGGTGCAGCGGGCAACCAAACACGGAGGTTGAACATGGCGAAGACGTTTGAGAAGTGGGAAGTGCTGGCGACGATCGAAGGGCTGCGCTTGCGGTTGCAGGGGATGAACCCAGAGGACCCCGCCAGCGTCCGCATCGTGGCGGAGTTTGGGGCGTCGCAGCTCGCCTCGCTGGTCCGCAAGGGAAACAAGTGGCTCCTGGGCAAGTGCGTCCAGTGCGGCCTGGAGCGGTGGGGCGGCGAGCTCCACCCCTTCTGCGGCGAAGCCTGCGCCGCGCAGCACGCCAAGGAGCACCGCGAGGAGCTGGCGCTCAGCAGGGGTGAGCGATGAGCGCCTTCACGCACGCGGAGCTGGTCACGCACCCGGAGGCACTGGCCTTCCAAGACCACCTGAATAAGCTGCTGGCGCGCTTGCGGGAGGAGAAGTGTGAGCTGATGACCATCAAGTTCTCCACCGCCAACACGGAAGTCTTCGAGGGGTACAACCAGAAGCACCCGGATACTCGGTTCTCCGCGCTGGTGCTCTACAAGTCCAAGGAGCGGGGCTCGACCAAGAAGCTGCCCAAGCGGTGCTTCAACTGCGACAAAGACATCTCAGAACAGACCGCTACGTTGGTCACGGAACGCGGCTTCGAGCTCTGTGTCGCCTGCGCCAAGGAGGGAAAGTGAACGACTGGCTGGAGGCGGGCACGCTCATGCTCTGCAAGGGCTGGCGGCTGGTCCGCTACTGCGGAGTGTGCGGCAAGGCGCTGGGCCGCGACGACGATACCTGCCCGGACCACAGCGACGTGAAGGAGACCTGGGTGCAGAGCCCTGAGAACGACGAACCGCGCCGCGCCGTTGGCGGAGGGAGGTGAACATGGCCTACACCATCTCTGTCCAGCGGGAGTGGTTCGAGTGTATGACCAAAATGCACCCGGACGAATGCCCCTTCTGCGGTTCCAACAAGATAACGACCACGCCGGGCGATGAAACGTTCCTTCCGCGCCGAGGCTGCCGAAACTGCGCCAAGTGGATTGACGAAGTCCGCTTCAAGGAGAAGTGAACATGGACCCGAACGCGAACCTGGAAGAGCAGCGCCGCATCGTGCAGCGTATGCTCTACGGCGATGAGCACAACCCGCCGTTGGAGGAGGACGCCGTCCGCCTCGCGGAGCTGGTGGAGGCGCTGGACGGCTGGCTGGACAAGGGAGGCTTCCTGCCGGACGCGTGGAAGACGGCGAAGATACCGCACTAGAACGCCAGAAGTAGCGCATTTAGGCTTGTGTTCACAGGCAAACGCGCTACCTTGTACTTGCGGCAAGGCAACAGGTGGTCAAACCAAGGAGGCAACAATGTCGAACGACATGCGGTTGAACAAGGAGTGGAGCACGAGGCCCGACGACCAGCGTTTCCTCAGCATGAAGGCCCTCCACGAGTACAACCTGCAGAAGAAGGAAAAGAGCCTGGAGCGCGTGCTGGACCTGCGGGCCATGGAGCTGAGCGCGAAGGACGGCGAGGTGTCCATCCAGGACAAGGCGAAGAAGGTTCCCACGCGTCTCAACAACTGGGCGTTCGGCCAGCTCTGCTCCCGCGCCCACGCCCCCGCCAGCTACCTCCGCAGCCTGCCGGCGGAGGTGGCCATCGTACCGCTCCAGCACAGCCTGGGGCGGGCGGAGGAGAACAACAGCAAGACCCTGCTCCGCAACGACGGCAAGGCGTGGAGCGCGTCGTGCTTCACCAGCCCGACCTACGGGCGCATCTACGACGCTGACGCCAGCGGCGCCGTGCTGGAGCACATGGACCTGGGCGTGTGGAAGGTGCCCAGCGCCAGCTACGCCAAGACCGACCCCAAGAAGGCGACGACCCTGTACGCCAGCGACCGGGACGTCTTCATCTGCCTCGTGGACGACAGCCACCCCATCGACATCCCCGGCAAGTCGGCGCTCTACAAGGGCCTCATCATCGGCAACAGCGAGGTGGGCGCGGGGGCCTTCTTCCTCACGCTGTTCTACTACAACCGCATCTGCGACAACCGCATCATCTGGGGCTTCGACCTCGCCCTGGACCTCCGCATCCGCCACAGCAGCGGCGGCCCCCGCCGCTACATGGCGGAGGCGAAGCCGGCGCTCCAGAAGTACCTGGAGGCGAAGGTGTCCCCCGTCGCGGCGGCGGTGAAGGCTGCGCGCGCCCTGGAGGTGGCGAAGACGGACGAGGACACCTACGCCTGGGTCCAGGCCAGGGGCTTCAGCCCCAAGCAGGCGCAGGAGGCCTTCCGCATCGCCAGCGAGGAGCCGGGGCTGAACCCCCGGAGCCTGTGGGGCGTGGTGCAGGGCCTGACGGGCCACGCCCACAGCATGAAGTGGAACGACGACCGGCTGGACCTGGAGAAGCGCGCGTCGTCGCTGCTGAAGCAGGTCGAGGTGAAGGCGTAGGTCTGGCAGACCAACGGGCGGGGCCGCGCGGCCCCGCCCTCACCGTAGGAGGAACATCGTGGAAGACGCAAAGAAGCAGGCCGTCAGGATGCTGAAGGAACATCACCCCCTCACCGCGCGCCGGGTGGCAGCGGAGGTGGCGCTGGAGTTCCCCCGCCACAGCCCCGGCCGGGAGTTCTGGTGCTGCGTGGTGGAGGAGCTGGTGCGGCAGCTCAACGGGGGCGAGGTGATGGACATGCGGGAGGTGCAACCGTGAAGACGGACGCAGAACGGGAGGTGGCGCTGGCGCAGAAGCACGGCTTCCAACAGCTCTTGCGGATGCACCGCAAGGCCGCCGTCAGCTACGGGCTGTGCCCCGCCGCGAACGAGGACGACCTAGGAAAGAAGCTCACCAAGCTGATGGACATTGAAGGCGCGCTCCGCAGGCTGTACGACGGCGGCGACTTCCGAACGGAGTGACCAACATGAACACCGCAAAGGTCATCGCGCTGCCGGGCATCTGGAAGCCCTTCGCCCTCCCCGCCAGCTTGGCGGGGGTGCGGAGGAGGGTGCTGCCCAAGCCCAGCCCCCGGCGCGTCCCGCCCAAGCCCGTCAAGCACCGCAAGGCCCCCAAGTACCTGGACCTGAGCCGCGACCGGGCGGCGTGGCTGGTCACCGAGCTGGAGCGGCAGGGCGTCATCGTGGCAAAGCACCGGAGCATCGCGCAGTTCGCCATCTGGTGCGCGCTGGACGACGCCAGGAGCGCGGGGTTCGGGGCGGGCGTGGCCTACGGACTTAGCAGGGGGCGGTGATGAAGAAGATGGTGAGGAGGGTGTGCTTCCGCAAGGGCTGCCCTCCCACATGGACGTGCCGTGTCTGTGGCAAGATGTGCTGCGAACACCGCTGCTCGCTGAAGATTACGTCCTGGACGGCACTCGGCACCAAGATACAGACGGCCGTGTGTCAGAAGTGCAAGAAGTAGCGGGCCCCGCCCCTCGGGAGCGCCAAAAGCTAGGCCCGCCGCCCTACCTGGCAGCGGGCCGCAAACGCTCAGGAGGGGCTGTTTTGGCGGTCGAGATGCTGTACCGCCACCCCCACGGGGCCCTAAAAAGCAGGGGGCTTGGCGCCGAGCCGCCAAGCCCCCCACCGAGCGCGAAACCGGCCCGCGCTACTGCCTGCTCTCCACATAGCTGTAGGCCCGGAGCAGGACCACCGCCCTGGGCAGACCCCCGGCCTCCGGGGGCTGCATCACCAGGGGCATGGCGCCCGCCGTGCCCCCCGTGCCGCTCTCCAGCGTGCTGATGACGACACCCAGGGCGCAGATGGCGGCCATCCCACCACGCATCAGCACCTGATCGAGCTGGGCCTGCCAGTCCGCCTTGTCCCCCTGGATGGCCTTCAGCACGTCGGGCAGGATGCCCTGGACCTCAGCATCGACGAAGCCGGCAGCACACTGCTTCAGCCCGGCCTCCAGCTTGGGCTTGTTCCAGTGGACGCACGCCGAGGTGCCGAGCACCGAGAGGCCGAGCAGCCCGACGACGAGCAGCTTGGCCGCGTTGCCGAAGCTGTTGGTGGTGAGGAAGCGGATGATGGCCGCGACCACGCCGACCCAGATGGCGGAGATCGCGGCGTACTTGCTGTCCTGCCCCCAGATGAGGATCGCGGTGCTCTGCCAGCCGGCGACGAGCATGGACAGGACCATGAAGATGATCCACGCCAGCTTGGCGTACTTGGCGGGGATGACGGTGTCCGGGCTGGTGTTCCACGCCTGCTCCAGCTTGGCCACCTTCTGCTCCAACGTCAGGTTTTCGTTCTCGGGCATCTTGGTCTCCTACACGACTGCGGGGTTGAGGTGGGCGAACTCGGGGAGGGGATCGAAGTAGCTTCGCCCTCCATCGCCCCTGAGTTCGAAGTGCAGATGCACTCCGAAGCTGTAGCCGGAGGTCCCGGCCTGTCCGAGTATCTGGCCCTGAGCGACGCGCTCTCCGGCCCTGACCAGACGCTTGCTGAAGTGGGCGTACCGCGTGAGCCGCCCGTCCTCGTGGAGGAGCAGCACCGTTTCCCCGAAGCCCATGCCGTCGGGCTTCGGGTCGCCAGGGCGCCAGGGGTAGTTCTCCATCTTGAAGACCGGCTTGCCGTCCTTGATCGCTTGGATGGGGAGCCCGTCGGGGCCTGCTTCCGGCAGGAAGACGGGAACGCGGCGGAGGTTGGGGCTGTAGTAGCTGCGAAGCACGACCCCAGGGAGCACGGCGCGCACCGCCTGCCCCAGCACCGCCGCGAAGTCCAGGCCAGGGTGCGTGGGGCCGTTGGGCTTGGGGCGTGGGCCGAAGAAGCTGGTGATGATCATCGGCTCCACTGGGGAGGTGAACTTCACTTGGAAGCCTTCCAGTCGCGCTCGTCGATTGCGATGTGTCTCTTCATCGCTTCGATCACCGGTTCCTGCTTGTTGAGCAGCGCCTCCACCCGCTGGAGCACGTCGCTCACCTTCTGGTCGGTGTACTTCTGCTGGACCTCCAGGGTAGTCACCTTTCGGTCTTGGGCCAGGGCGTAGCCACCCAGGGCCAAGACCAGCGTGACGAGAACTCCGATGGACCAGCGGACCCAGGTAGCGGTTTCGTTCTTCGTCATGGTGCTCCTCCTATCTCTGCTGCTTCCTTCGCCGCCCTGCCGCCGCACGCGACGGGCTGCGCGTAGCCGAGGCCGCGCTGGGCGATGACGGCGGCATGCTCGAAGCAGGGCTTAGGCGCGCACGCGCCCTGCCACGTCCCGGCCGCGAGGTGCTCGCCGGGGCGCGCTGGCCGCTCACCCTCGGCGTCGAGGACGGTGCAGACCCGCTTGCCGTCCACCGGCCCGCACGCGCAAGGCTGCTCGCGCGCCTCCTTCGTGCCCGCAGCCGAGAGCGTGACGTAGGGCGCGCTCGCGGTCAGCGCCACCGGCTCCACGTTCGCCGGGAGGTCGCCGCAGTCCATCTCCTCGGCCTTCGCGCCCGCCTTGCAGCGCACGGTCACGACGCTCTTGCTGCCGTCCTCTGCCGTGGCCACCGCGTCCACGTCCACCGCTTCGCCCGCGCTGAGCGCGACGCCTGCGCCTGCTGCGACGATGGCGAGGACGCCGAGGATCTTGGGGCTCATTGCGGCATCCTCCGGCACTCGCTCAAGGTGCGGCCCCACACGAGGCGCTTGAATGGGCCGTTCAGGTGATTGGCTGTGCCGCTCTGCGAAGCTTGGAACAGGCGCGGCGTGCCGGTAAACATGGTGCCGTCATAGGCTCCAGACGACGAGCCGCCTCCGTTGAGGTCCAGCAGGCCCATCGCGGACCCGCTCCACCACGCGAGTACACGGCAGACGCTGCCGGGGCAGGACACGGAGTTGAGGACTACGGGCGCAGTGCCATCCCACAGGCTGAAACTGTTGGTGGCGTTGATGCTGAGGCCGGGAACCGCCGCCCCGTTGAAGCCGACCGCACGTGCGTTAGCCGTCCATGCGTTGACCGTGAACTCGGCGGCCACGCACCCGCGCGCATCGGTGATCTTGCCAGTCGTGTCGTCGGTGTAAGACGAATCCGCCGCCCCGGCCACCGGCGTCCCGGCAGTCGCGACGTAGGGGCCTGCGACAGGGGACAACTCAAACTTGATGTTGACCGCAGAAAGGTCGCAGGCGGGTAGATCAGGATTGCCCAGTCTGCCCTTCGTGCTGGGACCCACGACGCCTGCCGTGGAACCAAGCGCACCAGATCCGTACACCACAGGAATCAGGCACCGCCCCCATGTCGTTCCGATTGAGCACGCCTGTTGAACTGCCTGCCCGGCGGTCCAGGCGTTTGTGTCAGTGGCTCCGAAATATGCAGAACACGGTGTTGAAACTGCCTTGAGCCAGACTGACAAGTAAAACATCTTGTTTGCTAGCGTCGTTCCGGCCGCCACAGAGGACTGCCAGACGGTTTCCACATTCGTGTTCATGGTGAACCGCTCGGCGGTAGGCGAACCGCCCTGTGGGCCGGCCTCGTAGTTCACGGTTGTGGCTCCGGCGTTCCCGCTCTCGGAGTTGGTGAGCAGATTGGAATGCGCCGCCGCGCTCCAGATTTCGCACCCGGCCGCGCCGCACGCGAGGGAGTTCGCCGGCAGCGAGTACATGGTCCCGCTCGTGCCGATTGCCGTGGTGGCGCCGCTGGACACCGTGACCAGCGCGTTCACCGGCTTGGCCGCGAGGCGGGCTTGCTGGCTGGCGACCCACAGCGCCTGCTCCGACGCGGATAGCGCGTTGTACCAGACGCGCACACTCAGCACGTCCCCGCTGAAGTATTCACCGATCACGCCGCCAGCTGCGCCGACCTTCAGGGGCTCTGCAACATCTGGAGCAGGGCCAACTGCGTTGGTGACGGGCGTCGATTCCACGCCGTTCAAATTCATCCGCATGATGCTGGTGCCGTTTGCAACATAATCGTAGCTGACGCAGGCTGTGTTCCATACCCCAACGGACAGCGCAGCCGAGCTGATGCTAGAGTTCGACACCGCGCTGAATGCGTAGAACTTCAAGACACCGCTGTTTTCGACACGCAGAATGAGCGCATCGCCACCCGCCCCCCCCTTGGTCACAATCCGGCGATTTGCTGCAACAGCCAACGTATTGAACTGGATGCAGATTGAATAATCGGTCCACGGGTCGCCAATGTCCCCCAGTGTGTAGTAGTCCGTCGTCCCGTTCAATCGCGCTGCCCACCGCTCCGGGTATCCAGCCGCCGTGACGTAGGTGGGCGCCCCGACGACGCTCGCCGTCGCGCCAGTGCAGTCGAACGAGTCCGCGTCCGCCTCGCACTCAATCGTCGGCGCCGGAATCCCGCTCGGCCAGTCCGCGCTCCACGAGCGGCTCCAGTCGACGGCTCCGCTATACGTGCTCACCCGCGCCCCGCCGCCAAGCGACAGCCCGAGGTCGAGCGACTGAGCCGCACCGCGCGACGGCGCGAGCAGCGAGAGCGCGCAGAGGAGAATCAAGTAGCGCATCTTACGGCTCCGGGCAGAGCTGGAACAGGGCTGGGGCGCTGGCGCTGCTCGCGGCCAGAGAGCAGCAGTGCATCGCGAGGTCGCCGACGCCACCGTCGGGGTTCTTGGGGCCGTAGAAGCCGAGTGTCAGGCCCTCATTGAGGAGCAGCCCGGCGCCGCTCAAGTAGGAGTTGCAGGCTTGGTTGTGAACGCGAACTCCAGTGGCGGAGGTGGTGACGGCCACATACCGAACACCGGCCTGCGGGTAGTAGGTGCCCCCATCCACCGGGATGACGCCGCGCACGACGCCGGCGTCGCCGACGAGGCTGCACTCTACCTGCATACATCCCTCGGTGGTGGAGATGTACGGAGACTCGCGGAAGGCAGGGGCGCCGCCGTCGGGGCTGACGGGCGTCACCTGCTGCGGGGGCAGCGCGCCGCCATCGGCGGCGCGCGTGTTGAGCGTGGTGTAGGCCGCGCCGTGCTCGTCGCCGCGCAGCGGCTTCTGCTGCCCGCTGGGGGTGGTGAGGCTAATGCTCCCGGCGATGACGCTGCCGGGGACCAAGACGGCCACCAGCACGGCAAGCAACTTCTGCATCTTGGTCAGCTTCTTCATGGCTGCTCCTTTTCGGTCTGCTGCGTTGCGGTGAGCGCGCGGTCGGACACGGTGACTCCACTGCGCTGCGAAGGCCGTGCGTTGTCCTTCCTGTCAGGCATGGTATACGCTGCCTGATTCGACAGCAATACCTGGGGTGCGCTGGTCCCATCCAGGTCCTGCTCCAGCAACATCCCCAGCATATTCCGGGTCTGCAAGTCCGGCGGAGTCTTCAGCTCCGCCAGCATCCAGTAGATGCGACGGGTCAGCTCCAAGTGGTAGGTGGGGTACACGGCCTTGAGCGCCTGCACTGCCTCTACGGTCAAGGTCCCGGCCGCCGCCTGCTTGATCACCACCTCCGGGTTCTCCACCACCTCCGCCGCGCGGTTGTAGAGTATGATGTCGGTGCGGCTGGGACGCCACTCCGCCGCCAGCGCGCCGCCCGCGCCCATCTTCCTGGCGAGGCTGGCGAGGTACATCACGCCACGCACCGTGGTCTGCTGCATCGCCAGGGCAGTGTCGGGGGCGTGCTGAGTCAAGCTGCCGGTCTGGCGGGCCAGCGTATCCGCCAGCGCCTGCGGATCCTGCGCCAGCCGGTTCATCTCAGCGGAGTGCTTGGAGTAGCTCTTCTCCGACTTCTCGTAGGGCTTGGCGAAGATGCTGCCCAGCCCCGCCGCCGCCTCGCCGCGCCCCACCTTCCACGCCTTGACGCCGTGACGGACCAGCGTGCTCACGGCGTTGTCCATTCGGTTGGACACGGCCTTGGCCGCGCGTTCCAGGTTGGCCAGCGCAGCCACGGCGGCGGGGACGTTCTTGCTCAGCCCATAAGCTCCGTGCAGCGCGCCGAGCGCCGCGCCCGTACCGCCGAAAGCGTAGCCGCCGAGCGCGGGCTTCAGCAAGGCAGCGTTCAGACCACCCGGCTCCGGGGCGAGCTCCTTGGTGTACTGCTCCAGGAGGCCCTGCTTTCGCATCTGCTGCGCCGCGTCGCCGGTCTTGCTGACCAGAGACTTCAGCGCCTCAGCATTCAGGTCCTTGGGCTTGAGGGTGCTGTAGGTCGCGTTGAACTCGTCGGCGTAGCGGGCGCCGGCCTCCAGGTAGTTGCTCAGGGCTTGGCGGCGGCGCTCGCCGGCGGGGGTGTCGAACTCCTTGAAGAAGGCGCGCACCTTGGGCACGTCCACCGCGTAGCCGTGACGGGCGGGGCGGAGCAGCTTGGCCTCGCCGTCGACGAGGTTCTTCCGCGCCTTCTCCAGCAGGACCCTGGCCGTCTCCATCCGCTCCACTCCGCTGGCGGCGGTGCCCCAGCGGTTGGGGTCGTGCAGCGCGCGGCTGAGATCGTCGGCCAGCTCCTTGGCCTTCTTGTAGACGTTCTCCTTCGAACCGCGGATGAGCCGGCCGTCCTCGGGCAGCAGGTCCACGAGGTTGTTGCGGAGTTGCGTGGTCTTGTGCAGGATCTCCGCCGGGGCGCGGGCGGCGGAGCCGAACAGCTTGTCCATCTTGCGGAGCTGGGCGGCGTGCTGGGGCAGCTCGGCCTCCAAGCTCTCCGCTGCCTCACGCAGCGCCTTGCGGAGCGCCGGGAGGTCCTGGTGCGTAGCGGTCTCCAGCGCGGCGCGGGTCGCCTCCACGCGGTCCAGGGCCGCCGCTGCCTTGGGGTGCAGCATGGGGGGCGCGGGCGGCAGGGCCTCCTGAACGGCCTCCTGAGCAACCGCCTGGGGCGGGGCTGGGGTGGGCGCAGGGGCGGCCGGGGGCGCTTCGAGGGCCTCTCGAGCGGCTTTGGCAGGGGCCTGGGCGGGCTTAGGGGGCGCTTCCACGTCGCGCATACGGCGCAGAGCCTTGAGCACGGGCTCTCGCACCTCCGCCACGTTGCCGCCCTTGCCGCCTGCCGGAGTCATCAGCTCCTCAGCGTCAGCGTAGAACTTCTTGAACTCCTTCTCCAGCGTGGGCCACTGTTCCGGCGTGGCGTCGCGGATGCGCTGCATGTCCTTGTTGAGGAACTCTTGCAGCGCGACTGCTCGGTCGGCGATGGACGTGGAGGCGAGGTTGTTGTCGCTTCTGGCGGTGCCTTTGCCCACTCCACTGGAGGCCTTTTTCTTCGCCTTCCTGAACAACGCCTCCAAATCCTTGACCGTGTCCTTGAAGGCCGAGAACAGATAGTTCGGCTCTTCCTTGGCCCACGCGCCTTCTGACCGGAGAATATTGGCATCTGCTGCGGACAGGGCCGTGTCCTTCGGGTTCTTCAGCAGGTGAACAGCCGTCTGGCTGGCCTCTCCGCGCCCCGGCAAGTCCAGCCCCAGCCGCTTCGCCTCCTCGAAGGCCTCCTTGGCGGCTCGCTTCTCCAGGGACTTGAGGGCTTCGTCGCGCGTGATCTTCTCGACGACGTTGCTGCTCGGCATGGCCTGGGCAGCGGCGTACTCCTTGGCCAAGCGCCCCGCCGTCTCCTTGCCGATGATGGGCGGGGAGCCCTTTTCGTACTTGGCCGCCATCGCCGCGATCTTCGCAGCGCGGATGGCTTGGGGGCTGGTCTGGAGCGCGGCGTCCTTGGCGGCGCGGATGGCGGCTTCCTGGGCTGCGTCCTTCGTGCTCGGGTCCAGGGCGCGGGCCTGAGCTGCCCGTTCCGCCTCCACCGCCGCTCGGATCTCCGCCTTCTTGGCGAGGTCAGCGGCCTGCGGCACCGGCAGCTCGTCCACGGCGCTCAGGGCCTGGGCCAGCGTGTCGGCGGGCTGAGCCAAGGGCTCGGGGTCGAGGTAGGCGGCGGGGTCGCGCATCCACCGCTCGTGCAGGCCCGCCAGCCTGCGCTGGAGGCTCGCCGTCTCGGGGCCGGTGGTGTTCTTGTAGTTCTCGATGTTCTTGAGAATCTTGCTGTAGTCGTAGTGTTCGAAGTTCAGCGGATCGGCGCGCATGGCCGCCAGCATGTCCTCAGCCTGAGCCAGCAGCTCCTCGCGCGCGGCGTGAGCGCGCTCCTGGGGCAGAGTGGCCGCGAGCTCCTCGCGGGCCAGCGGCGCGAGGTCGTCGTGGGCGCGGATGTACTGCGAGTCCGCCAGGGTCGTGTCGTCCATGCTGCGGATGAAGCTCTCCTCGACCTTGCGCCACTCCTCGGGCGCGTTCTTCAGGTGCCGGTTCTCCAGCAGGAATCGGACCTTATCCTCGCTGTGACCGGTCAGCTTGGCGGCGGTGGCGGGGTACTTCTCCACCAGATAGTCCTTCACGCTCCGCACCTTGCGCCCGGCGATGCCCAGCGCGGCGGGCAGGGTCTCGCCGGCAGCTCCCAGCGCGCCTCCGACCCCAGCCCCCATGAGCGCCGAGAAGCCGACCTCAGCAGCGGCAGACTCGGCTGTCAAGTTCGGGTCGCCCAGGGCGTACTCGCTGACCACGTTGCCCATGCCGTAGAACGCGCCCTCCACGGCGTTCCCGGCTCCGGCGCTCACGGCCTTGGCCGCCACGCGCTCGGCCAGCCCCAGGCCGTCCCGCGCCAGCGCCCCCGCCACCTTGGACTCCACCGCTCGGCCAAGGCGGTTGGCCACTGCGGGCATGGTCGCGCGGGCGGCGGCCTGCACTCCGCCCTTCGCGCCCTGCGCGAGCGCGCTGGACCCGCCGGAGACCGCCAGTGGGACAAGGATGCCGGCCGCCGTGCCTACTCCGCTGGCGACGGGGTAGGCTTCCTTGACGTCGGTGATCTGCTCCGCATCCAACAGGCCAGACTCGGTGTAAGCCAAGTCGCTGAGACCCATCGTGGCGGTGCGCGTCGCCGCCAAGGCCCCCGCCGCCACGGCTTCGCCAACGTTCATTCGCTCGTCGCGCTCGGCCTGCTTGATCTGCTCGGGACTGGCGGGAAGCCAGCCGGTGTTCAGCTTGGTTGCTACTTCAGCGGCAGGCACCTGACGGATGCCGCCGCTGCTGTCCACCATGTACTTCGAGTTCTCGGGCATCGAAGTCCCCTAGCGCAGCGCGGTGTCCAGCGGTTCGGTGTGGACGGACAGCGCTGACATCACGGCGTTGTCCAGGACGTCGCTCAGTGCGGAGAGCCGCGCCCCGTACTGACTGGAGTTGGGCTTCAGGCCGATGGGCGTGCCAACGAGGTCGGTGTAGAACTTGCGGTCCTTGTCAGACAGCACGCCGCGCTCGTTGGCGCGGGCGATGGTCTGCGTGAGGATCTTCTGGTAGACCTCCGCCTGCGCTGCCTTGTCGGAGAGCAGGTTCCAGATGCCCATCTTATCCTTGGCATACAGCCCCCTCAACTCCCTGAGCGGACCCATCACGGTCTGCCAGCCTACCATCTTCTCCTGCGCCGCCTTGTAGTCGGTGGGCGACTTGGCGACATACCGCTTGCCGCCCGGCCCGGTGACCATGAGGGCACGGGCGTCGTTGTACTGCTTGAGCTTGGCCTTCACCGCTTGGGCCTGCATGTTCGCGTTGGCGACGTTGCGCTGAAGCTCCATCTTGGCCTTGTCCATCTCGCCGCCATACTTCTGCAGGAGGTAGCCCTGACGATACTGCGTCGCCTGCCACTGGAGTTTCGCGGCGGCTTGGTTGCCCAGGATGAGCGCCTGCTCGCTGCCGGACTTGGCGGCGGCAATCTTCATCTGCGTAGCCACCACGTCGTACAGGTCGGCGGCGGCAAGCTTCTGCGCCTCCTTGATGTCACGCGTCTCGGCCATGTACATGCTGAGGGCGTTCTGCTTCTTGCCCAGGTTGGCCTTCTGCGCCTCGACGTCCTGCTCCACGGACTTCTCCAGGAGTTGGAGCACTTGGTTCGTGTTGGACCGCTGGAGCCCCGCGCCCAGCCCGCCCAGGATGATGCTGATGAGCGACACGGCGCGGTCCCCGTTGCTCTTCGACTCCCAGAACTGATTGGGGTTGATGCGCGTGTTCTCGATGTCCTTCATCTTCTCGGCGGTGGCGGCGTTGCGCTTGGCGAGCTCTTCCTGTTGCTTGGCGCCCAGCTCGTTCTTCTTGCCCAGGTAGTTCTCCAGGGCGGCGGCCTCGCGCTCCTTGGCCAGCGCCCCCGCCACGCCCAGGAGCTTCTCCTGCGTCTTCATGTCGGCCAGCCCGTCGAAGCTCAGCTCCGGGAACTCGGGCATGTTGGGGCGCCCGACGTAGGACGCGCTGGCTGCGTCGCGCATCAGGTTCTTCAACCTGAGCGTGAAATCGTTCATCGCCTCGTCGTCCTCGGGGGGCGGTGGCGGCTCCGGCAGCACGCCGGGCAGCTTGTCCGACTCCGCCATGAACTTGTCCACCGGCATGAACGGAGTCAGGCCGGGAGCCGTCTTGCCTTGCGCGGAGGACGCATCCGGAATGGACTGGTCGAACGGAACCGTCTGCTTCGGCGCGACAATGTCTGCGACTGCGCTCGCCGCCTGGGCGATCTTGGGGGTCAGGGGGCCCACAGGGGCCTTGCCCTCGCCAGCGGGAGCGATGTAATCGAATACGCCGAGCTCAGGGCTGCCTGCGGATGGGTCGAACGTCTCACCTTCCCCGGGCTCGTCGAGTAGCGGACTCGTCTGCTCGGCCTGTTCCTCCACCTCTCCGCCCCCCGCCATCTTCTGCGGCGGGTTGAAGCCCCGGATGCGCTCCAGGGTGGTGGGACTCAACCCCGCCTTGGCCACCCGCACCGTCTGCCCTGTGGGGGAGCGCAGGTTGAAGAAGGCGGAATTCTCGCCCAGGACCGTGAACTTGTGGTCCTGGTAGTAGCTCTTGTCGCTCTGGCTCTTCGCCTCGGGATTCTTGAAGGGCATCTAGTTTCTCCGGGCCCAGGGCCTTGCTATCGGGTTTGCGGGGCGTACCATGTAGGCAAGGGTAGCACTTAACAAGGAGAGCCACATGACCAAAGACGTGCGGTGCCCCTTCCTGTATCAGACACCCGCCGAGGGCACTACCGGCGGAAGGTGGATTTGCTGCAATGACCACCTGTGCGACATGCCCTGCAAGGCCAAAGACCGCTCGCTGTGTACTCCTGGCAACCGTGACGACTACACCGTCATCTGCAAGGCCCGCAAGAACTTCAAGCGCCTCTAACGACGAACCTTACCGGGCTTCGTCACTTCCCCCACGGCCCTCACGCTCGCGTTCGTCTGCGTACCCGCCGTCCTCGGAGCGCCCGGCACGCCGTTGAAGTCCATGAACTCGGCCCAGTCCCCGTAGGTGTCGGCGGGAGGGCCGGCGTCGTAGGGGCTGCTCTTCGTCTGTAGCGGGCCGCTGCTACGCTGGCCGCCGTCAGGCCGGAGGTGCGCGCGGCCCTGTTCCTTGTGCAGCCAGTTCAGCACTTCGTCCAACTGCGCGACGGTGAGGTCGGTGTCGGGGGCGCGCTCAAAGGCCGGAGTCACCTTGCCGGGCGGGTCGATGTTGATGGGGCCCTTGCTCTTCCTGTCGAAGATCTGCGCCTTCTCCATCGCCATGAAGTCGCCACCGACGGGCTCGCGCCTGACGTTCAGGTTGAGCAGATCGTCGATGTCGCGGACATCGGCAACGTACGACGCGGGGGCAGCGCGGGTGCTCTCCGGCGAAGCCAGGGGCGGAGCCGCCTTGAGCGCAGGCTTGCCCTGCGCCTTCAGGTAGGCGTCCCACTGCGCGCCACGCGAGGCCGGAGCGGCGGCGGGCCGCAACCTGGACGCCGCGCCCATGAGTAGGTTGGGCACCTGCGTCATGGCGAACATGGCGGCGGGGGATGTGTCCTCCACCGCCCCTCGGCCCTTCGGGGTCATCCCGTACTCATCGAGCTGGTCGCCGGGGCTCACGCCCTCGATGGGGTTGAGCAACCCCTGCGCCATGGAGCGCATGGCCAGCTCGCCCTTGGGGCTCAGGTGCTGCCCCGCCGCGTTGAGGGCGGGGCGGGTGATGTGCTTGTCCACGGCGGGGGCGAACGGGGCATAGACGTCGGACAGCATTTTGGGGATGTTGCCGCTGACCGTGTTCATGCCCGCGCCCAGCCCTCCCACGACGCTCTGCTTGACTGCGTCCGCCAGAGCGCCCTTCATGTCGAACTCGCTCCAGCCCTTTCGCACGTTGTCCATGAAGCTGGGCTTTGCGGCAGGGACCTCTCCACCCTCCGCGAACCGCCGCGCCTCCAGCACGTCGCCGTAGTCCGGCTCGCCCTCCTCCTGGTCCATGACGGACTGCATGAAGGCCCGCGCCGCCTCCGGCGGATTGGCGGACTGCGTCACGCTCAGGGGCAGCACCACCTCCTTCGGGGTCAGCTCCGCGTCCACGGTGTCGTTGGCGGGGTGGTCCACGCCGGGGTACTTGGGCTCACCCGGCACGGGGCCACCCTCGTCGTCCAGGTCTTGCGTCCCGGCCATGCCGCCGCTGAACCACTCCTCCCCGGTCCAGTCGTTCGGGTCTTCGTCGTCATCGGCGGGCTCGGGAGGAGCCTCCGTCTCCACAGGCTCGCTGGGGGCCTCGCTCTCGTCGGAAGACGGGAAGTCCCCGCCGTAGTTGTCCTCGTAGGGGTCGTAGACCGGCTCTTCGAGCTTCTCCTCCGGCAGGAAGAAGTCAGGCTCGGTGGGCTGGATCTGCATATCCAGCTCGGGCAGGGATTCGAGCGGAGCGGGCTCGGGGACGAGATCACCGCCGAGCTCTTCACCGCCGACCATCACCGGGATGTCGGAAGGAAGCTCGCTCAGCACGCCACCGCCCGGAGGCAGCGCGTCGTAGAAGGGCATCTCCGCGCCGCTGACGTCGAAGGCAGGCTGCTCGGGCAGCGGGGCGGGTCCCTGGTCCAGCCCCTCGGTGGTGCTGACGCTGCTGTTACCCACGTCGCCGCTGCTGATGGTCGTGGTAGGGGTCACGCCGGGGATGTAGAAGTCATCGGCGTACACCTTGTCGTCGCTGAACGGGGATGCTCCGGGCTTGCCGTCCTTGCTGCCCAGCGCCAGCCCGCTGGAACCGACATCGGTGCTGGGGCCGTCGCCGCCCTTGCTGCTGGGCATCCCTCCACCCCCGCCACCGAGCCCGCTCTTGGCCAGCGCGGATGCACCTCCCGTGATGAGCGCTCCCAGGATGTTGTCGAGCCGATTCTGGTTGGCGAGAGCGGCCTGCTGCGAGAGCTGCGAACTGAGCAGATCCTGCTGACGCATCTGCCCGAGCGCAGTGCCAAGCTGCCCCGTGGCGGCGAGCTGCTCCTGCGCCCTGAGCAGGGCAGCCTGCCCTGCGCTGTTCTGATTGGCCATGCTCCCTTGGCGGAGGGCGTTGGTCAGCGCCAGCGCGGGGTTGATGCCCCGCGCGCTCGCCGCCTGCGCCGCCATGTTGTTCTGGTTCTGCGTCATCGCGAGCATGAGCTGAGCACGGGCCGCGCTGGGGCCCCGCCCCGCCGCGAGCTCCTGCAACTGCTGGATGTAGGCGAGCTGATCGTTGCGTGCCTGCTCGTTGCCGTCGGTACGAACGCCGTTGATGACGTCGTAGCCCCACACTGGACTGGACACGGTGCCTCCTTCTGCGTAGCCTACGATTCCACCTTCGTGGTAATCCGGCGCGTCGGTGCCGGTGCTGGAGCCCGGAGGGCCGGGCCTTTCCTCTTCGTCCGCATCGCCGACGAAGTCAGACCCTCCTTGGTAATTCTCTGCGGCGGCGGCCTTCTCGGCGGCCGTGCGCGTCCTGGCGCCGCCCATATCAAACCGCTGGTCTCCATCCTTCTTCGTGTCGTACTTCGGGTTGTAGGGCGGCTCGAAGTCATCGGGCTTCATCACACCCCAGCCCAGGCCGTCACGGTCGTAGCCCGCAGCGTTCAGGCCGTCGCGGTTGTAGCCCTCGCGGTCGTAGCCGGCCTTGTTGAACCCGTCCTTGCCGAAGCCCTCCCTGTCGAAGCCCCAGGCGTCCAGGCCGTCGTCCGAGTACGGGTCGAAGGCCTCACCCGTGAAGGCATCGGGGTCGCCCACGCTCATGTCGGGTAGCACCAGCCCGTCAACCTGCTCTGGCGGGGGCGCAAAAGGCAGGGGTGCGGCGGGGGTTGCGGAGGCGCTCTCGAAGGGCAGGGAGGCATCGCCCTGCGGTTTTGGGGCGGGGGCCTGTGTGGGGGCCGCTACCGGCTCCGGCGAGGCCACAGGAGCGCTGTACTGCCCCGCGACGCTGCTGCTCGCCACACCGTCCAGCAGGCCGGGCGTCGCAGGCTCCCTGTCGAACGGGAAGACCCTGGGCTGCTTGCCGCCCAGGGCCAACCCGCTCGAACCGGTCTTCCGCGCCGTGGCGGTCTTCACCATATCGGTGAACAACGGCATTCCAAGCTCCCTAGTCCGCCTGCGAGGCAGGCACCTTGTCGCTGCCCTGCTTCATCCCAGCTTCGAACGTCAGCGCGGAGAACGACATTCCGCAAGACGGGTCGCTGCTCTCGGCGTCGCTGATGACCAGCTTCAGCGCCGAGCACTTCTGTCGTGCCAGATCGTACCTGTGCTTGAACGGCACGGTGGCGGGGGATGCTTCAAAGGAGGCGAACGTCTGTACGACAGGGGTCTGGTAGTCATAGTACACGCTGACGTTGACGTAGCAAACCCCCAGGCACTCCCCGACCAGCAGGGCGCGGCGCACCCGCTGGAACCCCTGGAGATTGGAGAACTGCACCCAGGACGTCGTCATGGAGTACGGAACGAACACTCCGTTGTCCGCGTAGGTGGTGACGTCGTCCTGGAGGAGGACACCATCGTCGCCCAGGCGGACGTGCAGATCCTGGTAGAGCACCGCGCTCAGCCCGTCGGCGGAGTGCGTGAAGTGGCTCCACTGCTTGGCGAGGTAGTCGTAGACCAGCGTGACCGTGCCACTCAGCGTGAAGCGCACCTGATGCTGGTCTGGCACGACCACCGCCCCGACCACGGTGCCGGTGAGCAGCCCGTCGGCGTCGTACCCCACGAGCGACGACTGCAAGCTGCGATCCAGCATGGCCAAGCCCATCGCGCTGCGGAAGAACAGCCCGTCAGGGCCACTGACGATGCTCCTCGGCTCCTCCGTGCCCATGTTCATCTGGAGCTGCTGAACCGTGTAGTTCGCGTTCATGCCGAAGACGTCCGGAAGCTGACCGACGAACTGGAACAGCCGGTCCTTCTTGAAGAAGATGAGCTTCTCGTCCAGCACGCCGATGCCAGTGCAGGGGCCCCCGGTCTCTGGCAGCCCGATGAAGAAGTCGTCCACCAGCTCCACGGGGCTGGCCGCGCCGCCGTTGCTGCTGACGACCTGCTGGCTGAACATGATGCGGTAGCGGTTGACGGAGTCGACGTAGAAGAGCCGTCCCTGGAACTCAGTGGGACACAGGCAGGGGTTGGCGCAGGCGTTGGGCATCACTCCACCCATCGTGTAGAGCAGCGTAGTACCCGCCACGAGCGAAGCGTCGGTGACGGTGTCCGCGAACGTCGTATCGTCGTCACCCGCGGCGGGACCGCACGCGGTCATGCCGAGCTTGTAGTAGATACCCCCTGCCTTTTCGGTTCGGTAGATGACGGCCTGCACTCCGGTCTTGTTGGTAATGCTCAGCCGCGGAATGGTGACGGTGGTATCCACTCCGCCCACGCCGATGTTGAGATCAGGATCGTTGAGAATGTACTGCACGACTGGGCTGGGGGCACTGCGATGAACCTGCCCCAAGTTGTCCACCCAAGTGTAGACCACGACGTAGCCGTACTTGTTGGCGTCGTCCGTGCCGCCACTCTCGGTGCCGGTGACGGTCACGCCCTCGGGCCACAGGTAGAAGCCGTGCTCCACGATGTTTCGACCGTCGTACATGGTGAGCTGCGGACCGGAGAAGTGCAGCGCCCCCGCCAGCTCCAACGCGAGGTTCTTGTACGTCTCCTCGGTGAAGTTCCAAGTGGTGAGCTGCGCGCCCACAGGCAGTGAGGAGTCTGAGAGGTCAGCCAGAGGGCTTCGCACGCCAGTCGCCATGGACCAGCAAGTATCTCCCGCAGCGTTGGTGTACATGCAGGAACTCGCCAGCGCTCGCGTGACGGTGGAGCTGTACGCCTGCCGGTAGGCCGTTCCATAGTTCCAGCGGGCCGCCCACTGCAAGGTGTAGACGTTGTAGAGGAAGTTCGTAGACTGAAGCGAGCTGGTATGGATGAGCGGGAGGTACATCCCGCTGTCGTTGATATCGTCGACGAACGCCTTGCCCACCAGTCGCACATCGCGCACCACTTCCGCAGACTCCGTAGCTGGGGTGGCCGCCCAGCCGGACACGTCTACTTTGAAGACAGCGTCGATGCCTGAGACGTAGTGTGCCCCCAGGAAGATTGAGAACTCTCCGCCGGAGCTTCCCTCGAACGACGCACCGGTCAGCACGTCCGAGTATATCGTGTGCGTGTGATCCACGGGAGCCTGCACTTCGGCGAGGTCCGCCACAGCGTAGCCCGCGTAGTACAGATGCCCGGTGATGTTCCAAGCCAGCACCACGCTCGGAGTATCAGTGCGATCTGCGAAGACCGTAATGGCGAAGGCCGCAGACGCCGCCGTGATGCTAATGTTGATGGAAGTGCCGTCGGCAATCAGCTTCGTGAGCCGAATGGTCGTGGCGTCTTCCTGGTGGGCAAGGTAGATGGCAGAGCCGATGGTCACCGCGTCGAAGGTGCCGGTATTGGTACAGCCACCGATGGAGGTGCGGTTGCCGATGGCGGGGGTAGCCTCGGTGTCCATGGAGCGGAACACCATCGTTCCGGCCGTGTCCCAGTAGTAGATGAGGAACAGCTTCGTGCCGAGTGCGAGGCAGCGCGGGCGCACCTTGGGGGAAGTGTTGGCCTCGTAGCCTGCCAGCACTTCGGCCCCGGTCGCGGCATCCACCACGGAGTAGTACAGCGTGCAGGACAGACCGTCGCTGGCCAGGACGACCCAAGAGTGCATCCAGTAGCCGTTGGCATAGGCGCTGTCCGCGCTGTAGTTGTCGCTCGTGTTCGCCACGATTGGGGAGGTGCTGAGAACCCCAGTCGGCACATCTCCCTTCTCCGTCGCCGCGCTGTCGTTAGGAATGGTCTTCAGTGAGCCAGTGTTCTCAAGATCCAGCAGCTCGTCCTTATAGGTATGCAGACTCTTGGCGCTGAACAGCGTATCTCCGAGCTTCGCCGTTCCGTACCGCTTGCTCACGGCCTTGGGGGTGCGGTACACGCCGTTCTGCAAGGCGAGCAGCTTCCCCATCTGGACCTGCTTGGGGTCGGTCTTCGTGTCGATGCCCGTGGCGAACGGCAGGGCAACCGTCTGTCGTTGAAGAGCCATTGTGGTCTCCTTACTCTACGCGGCACCAGGAACCGGCTTGAAGAGTCACTGCGGAGCTGTCGACCTCAGACTTCATCTGCACCGTGATGGTCCCTGACGATCCGGATACGATGACGAAGCCCTTGATGTTGGCGAAGTAGTAGGTATCCGCAGCATCGACGTCGGTGGTAGTTGGCGTCGCGGCGGGCTCGTTCTGGTTGGATACCAAACCAAAGGTAGAGCCCTCCCAGATGTGGACCGAGTAGGAGAAGGTAGCACTCTCCGGCCCGGCCAACGCGAGGCCGATGCCAGTGGTGGTCGCCGCACTCTTGTAGGAGAAGTAGCAGTCCACCGCGTAAGCAGTGCTCGCAGCCGCCGTCCACGAGAATCCGCTCACATTGCCGTAGGTGGTAGACGTGGTGCTCTGGTCACCTGAGAGCTTCTTCGACGCTGCCCCCATCGTGTCGCAGACCCACGCCGTCGAGGACCCGTTGTTGCGCGGGACCTGCCCCGTCGAACAGGTGAGATAGTTCAGGGCGATGAGCGTCTGGCAGTTCCACTCGTGCGTCGTTTGGTTCCAAACCGGGGCGTCAAGGGTGCTGCTGCAGCCTGCGCCGCCGTTCCAACTCCCAGCCTCCGCGATGTCGTGCAGCACCGGCGGTGTCTCGCAGTCCCAGGCAGTTCCGTTCACGCCCATGTAGTCGCCATCACTGCAGATCGCAGCCGCAGGAACGGTGGGGTCAGTCTCGGCTTCGACGGCCGCGCCGCACCCCCAAGCTGTCACGCCCATGCGGATTATTTGATCTTCGGTGCAGCTGGGGACGGAAGGGTCATCTTCCGGGTTGCAGCCCACCGAGGCCCCGTTGATGTAGTCAACGAATTCACCGATAGAGCAATCAGACACTGGATTGGCCGGCGTCCAGCACCCCTCGGCGTTGCCGTTCTGGTCCACCCCGATGGCGCACTGAGTACCAGCCGTGCAGTCCGCCCCGTCGGCGAGCAAGCTCTCCGCCGTCGTAGCGTAACCTGCCGGGTGGACGTGGTCCAGCCGCGCGAAGCTGGCGCTGCTCCCGTTGCTACCAGCGTCTGGCGCCCCCACCGCCACGGGGACTCCGGTTGTCCGCGCCTGCCGCGTGGTGATCTGCGCCACGGCGACGGAGGCGGCCAGCAACGTCAGGACCAGCAAGCTAGACTTGGTAGCGAATGACGACATGGGCATCCTCGGCAGTAAGAGCTGACACCAGAACCACCAACCGCCCGCTGAGCGTCCAGCTGCGCTCCAGCAGGCCATTCTTGAAGACCATGATACTACTGCGCAGCGGCGTCCTGCTCAGCACGAGCGGGCTGGGGTAGTAGAACGTCTCCTCGTACCACCCGGCGGAGTCCGTAGTGGTAGTAGCGGTGCTCGCATCCCCATGACCGCCCCCGATGGTCGACACGCTGTTGACCACGGCATCCGCAAGGCTGTTGATGGCGGCGACGATCTCGTCCTGGAACCTGTTGAACACCGGGTCCTTGGACTGGATCTTGTACACCCTGGGGATGCGGCGGCCCATCCTAGTAGTCCTCCTCGAAGCTGGCGGAGTTGTCGCTCACGGTGGCGGGCAGCCCGGCATCTCGGTTCTCAGCGGCCTCCTCGATTCGCTTCTTCAGCGCCTTCTTCCGCTCTCGAAGCTCGGTGGTGCTGGACTCTTCCTTCTCCAGCGCCTTGATGGCCACGTCCACCGACACGTACTCCAGATACGGATCGCAGGCGGTGGGGCTGTAGCTGGTTGGGTCCCCCGTGTTGAAGCTCCAGGCGTAGGTGTACACCGGATGGACGATGGTGCTGCCCGCGACGCTCAGCGTCAGGCCAGTCAGCTTGGCGCTCACCGTGCTCAACGCCACCGTGAACGGCGCAGCGGAGAGCGCCGTGTCGCCCACGAACTCCCCGTCCACGAACACGGCGAGGTACGGGCTGGCGGAGGAGGAGTGGTAGACGAGCAGCAACACCACATCGTGAGGGCCCGCGTCGTCGCCCGTGGCAGTGCTGGTCCCAGTGATGGAAGCGGTGAGCGTAGTCCCGGCCGCTGTGTTCGCAGTGATGTCGCTTGGGGTCGTCGCCACCATGCTGGTCAGCTTGGGGATGTACCAGAGCCGGAACACTTGGCCGGAAGACTGGCGGGGCAAGATCTGGATCTGGTCGCCGAGCAGCCGGTAGCGCGCGGCGTCCACGGTCGTGGTGAGCGCGGCGAAGTTTCGCTCGGCGAAGTTGAATCGCTTCACCGGCAGGTACTCGTCCGTCTCCAGCGCGTCCAGGCCGATCATCTTGTACATGTCGCTCGGCAGGTCGAACTCGTCAGACGTTCCATCGGCTGTGATGGTCGCGGTGCTGACGAAGTAGTCGTTGCCGTACTTCTGGATGAGCAGGTCGTAGAGCTCGTACAAGCTCTCGTTGATCCACGTGGTGAACTCATCGTCGGTGCAGAAGTCCGAACCGACCATATCGGCCCGCTGCCGCGCGTTTGCAATCAGGGTTGCCAGGGTAGCCATTCACTCCTCCAAACTCAACGGCCCCCCGGAGCCTTTCTCCGGGGGGCCGCAAGGACCACGCTACTCTTCCAGGCCCATGCCGCCTGCTTCCTCCGGCGGTTCGCTGCCCATGATGGCGAAGGCGTTCCGCAGCGCGCTCACCACCATCTTCGGATCGCGCGCGTGCATCCCCTTGATGAGCTCGTCGGCGGCTGCCTCCAGGCCCATGTCTTCGCCCATCGCCTCCTCGCCCTCAGGAACCTCCGGTTCCTTCGCGGCGAGCATCTCTGCGATTCCGGTCGCCATGACTAGCTCGCGTCCTCCTCCCACTCCACGCTGTACGAAAACTTCTCGCCGGCCACCAGGGCCCCGCCGCCGAGGTTGATGACGAGGCAGTCCGCCGCTCCGCGCAAGATGATGGGCTTGTCCTGGTTGCGGCTGAAGTCCAGCACCAGTGGTGCGGCGGCGGTGGCAGGAGCGGTGAACGTCACGTCGGTGGCGAACAGAACGCTGCTCGCCGGGCTGGCGGCCTTGGGGGTGGGATCGCCGGTGTAGTGGTTGACCACCGCCGTCGGCGCGTCGTCGCCCGTGTCGAACTGCGTGACGACGGGAACGACGGCGGTGCCGTCGGTGATGGCCTCGGCCCTGCGGATGATCTGAACGGGCCACTGCTTGGCCGTGGTTGCGTTGCCCTGGAAGATGATCTTCTTGATGCGAACCGTCTTCGTGGCGCTACCGACGATCTCCACCACGTCGGTCGGGGTCGCATCGGGCGTGATCTGCGTTGCGCCCGTGGCGTAGGTGGCCTTGGTTCCCTCGTTGTTCGCAGCGAGGACACCGACGGTGCCGGGGGCCGAGCGGAGTCGGTCCCAGGTCGTGCCGTTGAAGATCTTGTTGACGGTCTTGATGGACCCGAGGATGGCGTTGGCCTCGGACACGGCATCGCCCGTGAGCGCGGACCGGAGCCGGTCCCAGGTGGTGGCGTTGAAGACCTTGGTGATGGCCTTCAGCGACCCGAGGATGTGAGTGGCATCGGCCACGCCGTCGTCCGACGTGCCGGAGCGGGCCCGGTCCCAGGTGGTGCCGTTGAACACCTTGGCGAGCCCCTGGATGGAGCCCAGCGTGGGGTTGGCCACGGCGTCAGCGGACGCCGCCGCCTCGGTGAAGAGCACCGTGCCGTCGGAGTCGACGGGGAGGTGCTTGGTGACGATGGCGCTGCTGTTGCCGGCGTCTTCGACGCCGCTGAGGGACTGGGCGGCTCCCGCCGAGTTCTTGACGCTGAGGGTGGTGTTGGGCATGATCGGCTCCTAGAACGCGGCCACGAGGCCGCTGTCCGCGAGTTGGTTGAACAGCAGCTCTCCGACTTCGCCACCCTGGTTTGAGCGGCTGGCGGAGAGGTCGTCGCTTCCGAGGCACAGCAGGTTCGCGCCCGTGGCGACGACGATGGTGCCGTCGCTCAGCAGCAGGCGCGCGCCGAACGTGTAGGTGGCCTCCTTGGGGTTGCTGCGGACGATGGCCGTCCAGGTGCGCGACCGGAGGTCCGGCACGCCCAGGAGGCACTCGTCGGTGGCGGTGGGGGTGATGGAGATGACCTCGTACGCGACGTCCTTGGCGAGCGTCAGGCTCACCGAGAACTTTTCGCCGGGGACGACCTTGTCCGCGGAGAGCGTGATGGTTGCCGTGGTCGCCATGAGTCAGGTCTCCTAGATCGCCGAGGTGTCGTTCACGATGAGGTGGATCAGCATCGTGTCGCCGTCGGCCGGGTCCGTGGCCGTGAGCGCCGTGTCGGCAGTGTCGGTGGGGCCCAGGCACAGGAAGGTGATGACGCTGGTCGTGCGCGACACGATCTTGACCTGCGGGCAGGTCGTGTCGGTGGCGTCCAGGAACATCACATGCAGGTCGAGGATCTTGTTGACCGCCTCGCTCAGCGTGAGCACGTACAGGCCCGCCGAGGTTCGCGAGATGCTGGCGATGCCCTTGCTGTTGGCGGTGGTGAGGGTGGGAGCGCCGCTGGCCCCGATGGCGACCTCGCCGAAGATGTCGACGAGCTTCTTGTAGAAGCTGTAGCGGAACTGCGTGAGCATTCGGTTCATCTGTATCTCCTTCAGTGCTGAGGGCGGAGTTGGTTACGGTCCAGTGATCGCCCCTGATGTGGACCGGGGTGGCGGGGCCCTACGCCCCGCCATTCCCAGGGTACTACTCGACGGTGATGGACTCGTCGGCGCAGATGACCATGACCTCGGTGTCGTCGTCGTCGCGGGTCACGATCACGATGAACTTGAGCACCACGGCCCCAGCCCTCAGGCCCACGCACGGCACGGTGAGCGCCGTGGCCGCGCTGCTGCCCGCGTTGGCCCGGTAGCCGCTCGTGCTCGGCTGGTTGGTCCCCGCGTGGCTCAGGCCGGTGGGGAGGGTGCGGTCGGCGCTGGCGCCGCCGCTGTCCTCGCTGGAGCTGCCGCTGTTCAGGTCCGGGTTGCCGATGGTGACGCCCGGCCCGCTGATCTGCGAGCAGACGACCCGCCGGATCTTGATGCCGACCGTGCCGGTGCTGGTGACGGTGAGGACGACGTTGAAGGGGATCTTCGCGGTGGGGTTGCTGCCTCCGTTGGAGACCGCCGCCACCGTGGGGAGTGCGTAAGCCATGATTCCTCCGAAAAGGGCGGGGGAGCCCGATGGGTCGGGCTCCCCCTAGTTCACTGCGCGCTGGCGACTAGGCCCCGAACTGGACCACGCCGTTGGCGCCGGGATCGTTGCACTCGAGATTCGCGTAGTACGCGATACGGACCTCGGCGGCGTCCTGGTTGGAGACGCGGAGCATCTCCAGCCCTTCCTTGCCGTAGGTGATGATGTGCGGCACCTCGCCCACGGAGCGCAGGCACCACGTGTCCATGTCGAGCAGGTAGCCCAGGCGCGCGGGGCAGTTGCGGTCCGGGATGACGTCGATCTCGCCGTCGTCGCCGCTGATGCGGATCCCGCGGAAGCCGATGCCGACCTCGGTCTCCAGGTCCACGTACTGGACCTTCGAGCCCAGGGCCTTCTTCAGCGCGCCGTAGGAGCGGTAGTTGGTGATGAGCTTGCTGCCGCTGCCGCCGTTCTCCGCCGTGTAGTTCGAGAGGTCGATCGCGGCCTCCTCGATGGACTGGGCGCTGCCGTCGTGGTACACGCCCGCCAGCCGCCGCTCGTGCAGGCTCCGGTTCACGCCGTAGAAGCTCGTGGCGAGGCCGGTGCGGACGATGGGCAGCCACGCGCCGAACCCGCTGATCTTGGCGTTGTAGTCGCCCTGGACCTGGAGGTAGTCCAGGGCGGCCCAGGCCGTCGGCTCGCCCGCGGCGCCGCCGCGAGTGGTGCTCACGGTGATGCTGCCGCTGGCGACGTTCACCGCGAGGACGTAGCCCACGCCCGCGCGCACCGTGCCGCTGCCGTCGCCGCTGGAGGCGGTGATGGCCATGCCGACCTCGAACTGGAGCGCCTGCACGGCCTCCGCCAGCTCGAAGACGCCGTCGTTGCCGTCGGTCCAGTCCGCGTGGATCTGGCCGATGGTGCCGGTGCCCGCGCGAAAGATGCCGCTGGCCGCCGACGCGACGATGGTGTGGTAGGCGGCGTCGATGTGCAGCTCGCTCGCCTTGATGAAGGCCTCCACGTCGTTCTGCGTGGCCTCCAGGGTCTGGTTGTCGATGGTGGCGAGCGAGTAGTCGCTCTTGCGGGTGAGCATGAACTTCGCCAGCACCGGAGCGGTCTGGTTGGCCTGCGCCGTGGCGAAGTCGCCGCTGCGCCCCTGGCTCTTGCCGTACATCACGGGGACGGGGATGACCTCGCCGCCCGCCTTGGTGTCCTTCTTGAGCAGGGCCAGGGTGGGGTTCTTCTTGAAGGTCAGGTCGGTGACCTTCTGGCCGTGGTAGTACTCCTTGAGAGCCGCCGACATCGCGGTCAGGTCGAGATTCGCCATGATCCTTTGTCCTTCCTGCCGCTTGGCGGCAGCACTGCGGGGGAGGTACTAGGCCGGAGTGTTCTTGGCCTTCGCCGCTTCGAATGCAGCCTTCACCCTGGCCATCGTCTCTTCCCGCGTCTCGTTCTTCTTCGGCACGGGGACTTTGGTGGTTGCGGTGAGGTCGTTGTTCAGGGTAGGCCGCTTCGCTTCGACCGGCTTCTCTTCCCCCTTCTTGGCGGCCGGGGGCGTGGCCTTGGCTGCTTTCTCCGCTTGCAGGCGCTTCCACTTCTCGCTGGCCACCGACTTCTCAACCCGCTCGACGAAGTACGCCTCGATGCGCTCTGCGGCTTCTTCCTTCGTCAGCAGGTTGCCCGTCTTCTTGTGAACCGCCTCGATGAGCTTGGGCACTTCGCCCTGGGCATCGTTGAGGTTCGTCAGTTCATACTGTACTGCATTCGCCTTGACGAATGCAACCGTGCCCGCCACCCAGCGGTCATACTGCGCCTGGAACTGCTGCTGCGCCGCCTGCTTCCGCGCCTCCTTGGCCCGCTCGGCCGCCGTGGCGTTCTCCTTCTTCATCTCCTCAAGGTCCGCCGCCGCCTTGCGTGCGAGGTCCTTCGCCTCCTCGATCTCCGCCTTGGTCCTCAGCTCCGGGGTGAGCTGGTTGTTGTTGGCGATGACGTTCGTCAGCTCGTCGTAGCTGAGACCCAGGGCGGCCAGCGCCTCCAGGGGCTTGGCCTTGGCGGCGGCGAGCGCGGCCTTGTGCGCCGCCACCGCCTCGCGGTCCTTGGCCAGCTCCGCGCGCTCGGCGCTGAGCTTGCGGCTCTCCTCCACGAGCTGCTTCTCCTTCTTGCTCATGGCGCCGAACGCCTTGGCGATGCGCTCCGCCGCGTCGTCCTTGGCGGGAGCGGCGGGGGGAGGAGCGGCGACGGGCGGGGCTTCGGTCTTGACCGGCTCGGTCTTCGGGGCTTCGACCTTCGGGGCTTCGACGACGGGGGCGACTGGGGTTGCCTCGGGCATGATCTACTCCTTGCTACGGGTGAGCTGCGAGAACTACTGCTGCATCCCCGGCACGTTGGGGATGATGTCGCTGGTGGGCGGGGGCTCGGGCTCCGCCTGGGGCTGCACCCCCGCCTGGGCCTGCTGCATCTGCTGCGCGGTCTGCTGCTCCTGGAGCTGCTTCTGGGCAGCGGCCTTGCGCGCGTCGATCTGGCCGACGAACCGGATGAGCATCTCCAGCTTCTCCTCCTCCAGATCGCTAGCCTTGCCGCGCTGGTAGTACTCCAGCGCCATCACGCGGCCGAGCTCCAGGTCGTCGAACTGGTCGGGCGGGGTGTAGACTCCCTCGTCCAGGATCAGGTCCAGGATCTTGGTGAGATAGTCCTCGCTGGCGGCCTGCAAGCCCTCCGCCGCCTCCAGGTCCGGGAAGTCCATCAGCTTCTTTCCCTGGCGCGGGGTGAAGAAGCCTGCCTGGATGTACTCCTGCACCGTCTCCAGTCGCCCGGCTGGGTCGTTGGGCAGGGAGCTGATGGGCATCACCTGCATGACGAAGCAGTCCTCCTCGAGATCGACGTCGCTCCAGTCCAGGTCCTCGAAGTAGACTCGCCCCGGCACCTTCACCATGTAGTGGCCCTTGTGTCGAGCCGCGATCTCCTTGGCCGTCTCGATGCTCAGCGCCGCCGCGTCCATGTAGAAGCGCTCGTAGGCGTGGCCGATGCTGATGAAGCGCTCAGACTCGATGTTGTTCAGGGTCCGCATCGCCTTGCCCGACTCCACGCCCTGCGGAAGCTGGCTGCTCGCGCTGAGTTGGCTGATGCCCGCCTGCTCGTACGCCGCATCGCGGAGGGTCTGGAGGTGCCGGTAGATCTCCGGCGGGACCAGCGGGGGGACGATGTAGTCGGGCTTGGTCCCGCTGTACATCACCAGGGCGCCGACGTCGTTGTTCAGGTGCTCCTTGACGATCTTGCTCCCGTTCTCCAGCAGGACCTTGAAGGTGCCTCCCAGGTGAAAGCTCCGCTGGATGATGGTCATCAGCTTGTTGACTTCGAGCTGGATGGGCTGGAGCTGCTCCGCCAAGCCCTGCCCCCAGTACCCGTGCCGCCGCCGCGACCACGTGAACTTGGTGAAGGGGAACCTCCGCCGCTTCCACTCCTCCGCGAAGAGCGTCGCCCCCTCGATGGTGAGGACGTGCCTGCCGTCGCCGGTGTCCTTTCCGCTGGGGAGGTGCCACGACTCCCGGATGGTGATGAGGTCGCTCACGGTGCCGTAGGTGCCGTGAGCGTCCGGGCGGGCGGCGGGGGCCTGGGCCACGGCCTTCAGCAGCTCCTTGAGCAGCTTGGGGCTGCCCTTGTGCAGCTTGGTCACGAACGCGGAGGCCACCTCCCGGTCGACGTCCTTGCAGCGGTGCAGGTTGCGCGGCTCGCCGTAGAAGGCCTCCAGCTTGTCCACCCACAGCTCGTGGGGGAGGACGCGCTCCCAGCCCACCCGGTCCTCGTCGGTAGCGTAGACGTGCATGGGGCCGTCGCCCCAGATGCAGCCGTCCAGCATCTGTACTTCGCCCTTCTCGTACGCCTTCTGCTCGTAGAACACGCCCTCCGTGAAGCGGTTCAGCTTCTTGGCCTTGCGCTGCTCCTTGTAGCTGCCGCCGTTGGTGAGGGCCAGGGGCTTGGGGCGGTTCTTCGTGGTCTTGCTGACGATGGTGTCCACCGCGCTCTGCACCACGTTGTAGCTGATCTTGTCCTTGAGAACCGGGTGCGTGGAGCTGAGCTTGCTGAAGCTGGTTCCGCTGGGCCCGCTCACGCCCAGGTTGCCGTACAGCCGCGTGCTGATGAGGTACTGCTTCAGCCGCTCGTTCTGGTCCTTGCTGATGACCTCCAGGGCAGCGCTCACCGACTGTGCGATCTTGAGGTTCTCCTCCTCCAGCCACCAGCGGGGTCGCGCCTCGAGCTCCTTGTTCGGGCGCTTCTCGCCCTTGACGTGGAAGTCGCGGAAGTCCATCAGCTTTCCTCTTTCTCAGGGGCACAGGTCCCCAGGGGGCAGCCGTGGAGGCAGCCCATCTCGTTGTGCTCGTCGTAGGGGTGGCCGCAGCGACAGGTGACTTCCTTGCGCGCGGCCTCCAGGGCCTTGACCACGTCGTCCGGATTGGCGGGCGTGGGGAGGGGCGCGAACGCGGACGGGTCGAGCTCCACTTCCAGCTCACCGCAGCGCAGGCGCCGCGCCTTGTGCTTCAGGGCCAGCTTGAGCAGACGCTCCAGGTCGTCGGCCACCTCGCGCTTCGTCTTCTTCACCATGACCAGTCCCTTTCCATGACCTTCTCTTCCTCAAGACGGGCGAGCTCCATCGCTTCCATCTCCGCCGCCTCCGCGTCAAACCACTCCTTGGTGCCGGGCTTGGGGGCGCTCTGCGGCTTCGTGCTCAGATACTGATAGCACTTGCGCCACGCATACAGGGTAGCGTCAGTACAGTGATTGGGGCAAGCGGGGTGCTCCTCACGCTTGATGCTGTGCTCGTTCCAGATGAGGCTGCCGTACTCCACGGTCAGGTCGTATGCCTGCGTCTCGTGGACCTTGATCTTCCCCATGATGAAGTCGCCGTTCATCAGCTCGATGAAGTCGGACTTGCCCGTCTTCATGGTGGCCTGAACCGGCAGGTCGTGGCGGCGGCGCATCTCCTCCACGGCCTGCTTGTTGCTGCCGTCCACCACCATCGCCTCGATCGTCTGCTTGAACTCGTGCTGGACGCGGTATTGGTAGATGCGGATGCGCTCCGCCACCTCGGTGATGTCCATCTTCGCCTTGGCTTCGCAGTAGACCACGTAGAGGCAGGGGTCGTTGTCGTGGTAGGCGCAGAGGCTGAAGGCGGAGGGGTCGTTGTAGCCGAGGTCCACCCCAAGGATGAAGTGCCAGTCACCCTTGTCGTACTTGGGGAGGGCGCCAGACCACAGGTTCCTCTCCCGGTTGAAGCGGTACACCAGGGCGCTCTCGTTGATGCACCAACGCCCGTAGTAGTTCTGCTGGAAGAGGGGCGTCTCGTCGATGAGCGGGTTCGCCAGCTTCAGGTCGTCGATCTCGGCCTGCCACTTCTCCGCCATGTACGGATTGTGGAAGGCGCTCCAGGCGTGCCCAGACCAACCCTTCGCCTTCCAGGTGTGCGGCGTGGTCGGGTCCTGGCCCTGCGTCAGCTCGTAGTAGAGGCCCTTGTGGATATCGCTGGGGGTGCCGATGAGGTAGATGTCGCCACGGTAGTCGGCCACGCTGGGCTTGAGCGTGCCGTAGACGAGCTCCTCCAGGTTGATGGAGTACTGGCTCGCCTCGTCGATGACGATGCGCCGATACTTCTGGCCAAGCATCTTGGCCTTCTCCTTCTCGCTGCTGTCGGCGCCCAGCAGGTAGATGACGCTGTTGATGGGGTCGGGGAGGGTGCAGGTCAGGTCGTTCTCGTGGAACTTGCAGTTCAGCCCCTCCTCCTTGTCGATGACCTTGAGCACGTCCTTCCACATGATCTTCTTGGCGGAGTCGCGTGTCAGGGCGACGTAGAGGCAGTTGCAGCCGGGGGTGTAGTACGCCGCCCGGAGCAGCCCCAGCCCCATCCCAAAAGACTTCCCCGCTCGGCGGGTGCAGAGACCCACCTTGAGCGGGGAAGTGTCGTTGAGGAAGCGGGTCTGCGCGGTGAAGTCTAGGTCGAGGAACGATGGCCTATGCCTCTTCTGCGCCTCCCGAATCGTCAGGATCAACTGAGCCCTCTCCAGATCGCTCAGCTTCTTCTGCAGACTTGCGGGCAGAGCGCCGGAAGACGGCTTCGGCCTTCTTGACGAGTTCTTCATCGCTGAGCTTCTCCAGGCCGGTGACGTTGACGTCCACCTTATTCGGCACGTCCAGGCCCAGGAGCTTGGAGCGCCGGTCCATCAAGCGCAGGATGGTGTCCGCCGTGCGCGGGTCCTTGCGGCGGGGGTAGAGCTTCTCCAGCATCCCGTCGAGGCGGTTGACCTCCATGTCGCGGACCTGCTCCACGTCCTCCGCCAGGGCCTTGCGGTGCTCCTCCATCGCCGACTTGACGTGCTGCCACGCGGAGACGTGGCTGATCTTGAGCCGCTTGCCGATTTCGTGGTAGGTGTAGCCCTGCAAGCGGAGGGCGAGGGCGATCTCCCTCCGCTTGAGGGACAGGACCCGCTTCGGACTGGTGAGCTTTCCAACCATCTTCGTGCTCCTTGCGGGCGGGGAGGGGCTACTCCTTCTCGACGTCGACGACCTCGACCGCCAGCTCGGCGTGGGCGATGATGGAGAAGGGGACCAGGAACTCGCGCTCCTTGCCGTTGAAGTTGGCGCAGACCAGCACGCCGCCCAGGTCGGGGCGCAGCTCCATCTTGAGGTTGTTCTTGCTGGCGTCCAGGCTGCTGCCGAACGCGCCGATCTGCGTGGTGACGTGCGTACGGACGTGGATCACCGTCCGCGCCTTGGGGGCCTTGAAGAAGCCGGTTGGGTTCTCGGTGACGATCTCGGGCTCTTCGGACTCGACGACTTCGTGCTTCGGGAGACGCCTGGGCATCGTGGGCTCCTAGGACTGCGGGGTGAACTTCCGATTACTTTCCGGCGGGGCGCTTGTCCAGGCCCTTCTCGGCCAGGACCGCGTCGACGTCGTCGACGTGCAGGCAATCGCACATGCAGGCGTAGTCGTTGGGCGGCTGGATGGTGGCGATGTTTCCGTTGCAGAAGTCGTTGCCGGGGACGGCGCTGTGCAGCACCCCGAAGGCGACGACCTTGCCGCCCTCCAGCTTCACGATCTTGTCGCCGTTCTTCGCTTCACGTCCGTTGCGGTAGTGCATGGTTCTTCTCCTCTAGGACTGCGGGGTGAACTAGATGAAGCTGCGGACGACGTTCTGGAACAGCGTGTCCTTGAGCTTCTGATCCTCGGGAAGCTCCTCGTAGGGCACGAAGCAGGGGTGCTCTTTCTTCTCCGGATCCTTGACGGGTCCGTACTTCCACCCCGCCGCTTTCTTCTCGGCGAGCCAGGAGTCGTGAGAGACGGAGGGCGGAGCGCTCGGGTGCTCCAGGGTGTGTCGCACACCGTTGATGGCGGAGTCGCGCTGCCACTGCGGCGCTTCGTCCCACGGAAGCTGGCTCTTGTCCCCCAGGGCGAGGCAGTAGGCGCGGTTCGCTTCGTGAGTGATGCGAGCGATGTTCTCGACGAGTAACTTGGCCATGCGGTGCTCCTAGGACTGCGGGGTGAACTGGGAGTTCTACTTCGTCTGGTTCTCGAGCTGGTTGGCCATCGCCTTCTTGGCGAAGAACGCGGCCTCTTCGAGCTTCGTCTTGACGAGCGAAAACTCTCGGCTTTTGACGCCGCCGTCGCCGAGGATGATTTGCAACTTCGACACGAGAGCACTGAAGTCCTCGGCCATCGCCCTCGCCTTGTTGATGCCGTCGTCGTTCAGCGTGTGGACCTGGAATAGCGGGTTCATGCGGTGCTCCTAGGACTGCGGGGTGACCTGCAAGTACGGATCGTAGCGGAGGCCGGACCACTTGACGTGAGCCCAGGGGTGGATGGCGCTGGTCCAGTGGGAGTGGCAGCAGGCGGAGGGGGAGAGTTGCCCGAGAAGCCGAGTGGCCACGCCCATCCGCCGCCACGCGCGCTTCACGTAGACCCAGTGGATGACGGGAGGCGCCGGAGCGGGCGGTGGGAGAGAGGAGGTGTTCAGCAGGGCCGGGGGCAGCTCCAGCGCTGCGAAGCCGATGATCACAGCGGGTGAATCAGGGAGGCAGGCGACTGGGAGGGCGCAGCGGTCACGCAGCCGGGCAATCACCTCGTGGTGTTTGCGGTAGTAGAGCTCGGCCGGGACGCGGGAGACGTCCTGGTTGTTGTACCGGTAGCTCTTCAGCCAAGTGGAGAAGATGAAGGCGAAGTCGTCCGGCTCAGCGGGCCTGACGAGGAACTTGGCTTCTACAATGACGTCTTGATCCATGCGCTACAAGCTAGCACCGCTGACGGACGAGGTGCAAGGGGCTTGGCTGGGAGGTCTGGGCTCGGGGCTCGGGGCTCGGGGAAGGTTCCTCGGTCTTCGTTCTCGGGACTTCGTCCATAGAACTCCTCTCCAATAAGCCGGAGAGTGAGCAGGTGTTGTGCCAAACCAAAAACGGGCACAAAAAAAGCCCGGCCCCCTGGGCAGGGGGCCGGGCAGCTACGCACTACGCGCTACGGGGCGCTACAGCCGCAACACCCGTGGTGCCCCAGGTGGCAAAGGGGGCAGGGGCCCGTGTGGCACTGCGGGGCGTTGGGCTTGGGGCCCGTGCCCAACAACCAGGGGCACTGCGGGGGCCACGGGTTGCTGTTGGGGTAGCGGCAGGTGGGGCAGCCGCCCGCTATGGGGCAAACGCCGTAGGGTATGGCTTGCGCGGGGTGGTAGTGTGGTGCTTGGCAGGTGGGGCAGGCGGTACAGGTGGGGCAGCCGGGGGCCGTGGTGCCGGGCTGGTGGGGGCCAGGGTGGCAAGTGCATTGGGCCATGGGGTACCTAACAAAGCGCCCCGGCCAGTGTTGGCCGGGGCGCACTAGGGGTTAACCGCTACTTGCTGGGCAGGGTGCGGGGGGCCGCGCCGCCCAGGGCAACCAGCCCGTGGGCCGCGTCCCACGCCAAGTTGGCGTTGGCGTTGGTGCAGTGGCCCAGCAAGGGCATGGCGCCGCTGGCCACGTACGCCTGCACGGCCGCGCGGTAGGCGCCCACGGTGGCGCACCCGGCGTACAGCAACCACGCCTGTTGGCTGGCGCTGCGGGGCTGGCCGGGCTTGGGGTTGCCGCGCTTGGGGTTGCCCCCGCTGTACAACACGGCCAGGGCCACGTCCCCGGCCAGGGCCGCCACGCCCGCCAGCGCCAAGTACCGGGGGGCGGGGCTGGCCTGCGGGGCCACGCTGGCGGGCGGCTGCCCCAGGGGCGCGTTGCCCAGCGCGGCGGCCGTGCTGGGGCTGGCCGGGGCCACGGGCGCGGCGGCCGGGGCCTGCTTGGCGGGCGCCTGGGGCTTGGCGTTGGGCACGGGCACGCGCTTGCCCTTGCCAGTGGTGGTGGTGGTGGTGGTGGTGTGCTTGGCCATGTTGTTACCTTTGTATGGTACGGGTTAACTGCAAGTGGGGTGGCACGCCCCTAGGCCGGGGCGCGTTGCTGCAACGTTGCCGGGCTGTAGTGCAGCCGGGGTGCCAAGTGCCAAGCACCCTGCCCCACGGGCCGCTTGCTAATGGTAGTGCGCGGGCAAAGCAGCCTAGCACACACCTTGCTTACACACTACTTTAGGTGCGTAAAGTACGCACCCACCCCGCGCACTACATTACGCACCCCCGATTCTGACGAATTTGGAACTTAGATCTTAGATCTTATCGCATCCGGCTGTCAACTTTCCCGGATCTTCAGATTCGACGACCCGAGAACTGAGATCCCGCCAACCAAGAGCCAAGATCTCCGCTCCCAGGTCCCAAGATCCTCGAACCACGAGCCAAGATCTACGATCAGTCGAGGAAACGACGAATTCGGACCTGGGAATGTAGATCTACGCTCTCAGACTGTCAAACTCGTCCGCGATCGTATGAGGAAATGACGAATTCAGATCTTGGAGTCCAAGAACTCAGGATCTGACTGTCAAGTTCGTGTTTCCCGGACACTTCGAGCTCTGGCGGAGGGAGATGGGACTCGGCTCTTCGCACTTCGCTCTTGGATGGACGAGGATTGATCGTCGTACCTCGTTCACTCGTATGATCGATACGTCGAGCTCGGGTGGCGGATCGTCGATCGGGCTTTAGGATCAGTGTAAAGGAACTTTACACGCAAACTCGACGAATCTGCTTAATGACTGGAGTAGCACGATTGTCAAGAATCGTGCTACGCGAGCAAAGAAAAGCCCCGCCCCTGTGCTAGCGGGCGGGGCAGTCCTAGCGTCGGCCGGGCGCTAGGACTTGGTGTTGGTGAGCTGCCCACAGGTCGGGCAGACGTCGGTGTGTCCGCGGTAGGGGGCCAGCCCCTCGGAGAGCTGCCCCTCCAACGAATTGCAGAGGATTTCGTTGCTGGCATCCAGCATGTGGTAGAGACACCACCATACGATGTCCGCTTCCCATCGTGTGAAGCTAACCGTCTCGTCGCCTTTGACCGCCGCCAGCTTAGCCAGCGCGCCATCCACATCGGTCTGCTTGTAGCCCTCAGGCTTCATGTCTTGTATTGCTTCCTTGATGTAGCCGATGGTGTACTGCGCTTCCGTCTTGTTGGTCTTGGCGGTAATCATTGCTTGCCTCCTAGCGGTAGTGGGCGGCGGTGCTGAAGGTGGACACGGGGCAGTCGGTGGTGTGATCGTTGTACTTGCGGCAGGTGCAGGCAACTTCGGGGATGCACCAGTCGGCCGGCTCCACAGTGGGGTTTCCGTCATCGGCCTTGATGTGGAGCTCCAGCTCACCTGAACCGCTGTAGCTGCCCCTGGGGTCCAGGCGCGTAATCACACCACGCGCTTCCGGGTGGTCGCAGTCCGTATCGCCCAGGCTTACCTGTATGACAATTACCCGCTGCCCCACCGCAAAGTCAAACGCCATGTTGTGCCCCTTGTGCGTTCTTGGCGGCGCCGTTACCGCACCTTAATAGTAGTGTGCCGGGTGGTGATTGCAAGTGGCTTGGGCCTAGCTCTCCAGGACATCCAGCGGCAGCTTCAACTCGTCGGCGAGGCTGCGGTAGACGGAATCGAACACGGTGTTCAGCCACTCCGCGCACTCGTCGTCCTCCGGCTGCTTCGCGTTGACCTCGTTCATCGGATCATCGGCGAACTTGAAGGCCTCGTCATCCACGAACTCATCCCAGGACATGATGCTGACATCCTGGCACCAGAGCTGGTCGCCCCAGAAGTAGCGCAGGTCGTGCTTCTGCGCGGCGCGCCGGATGGGGCGCACGTTCTTGGCGACCTCGATCGTCTTGTTGAACTGCTCGGTCTTGGCTCGTATCATCTTGGAGAGGAACTCCCGGTACTCAGCTTCCATGCTCTTCATGTGGTCGATCAGCTTCATGGGCTTCGGCTCCTTCGTGGGGGTGGGCAGCCCCATCTTGGACCAGTGGGAGGCGGACATCAGTCGTCCTGCCGGCAGCGATCCGGCTGCACGATGCTGTCAGGCGGCTTCTCGTCCTCCTTCGCTTCGGTGACAAAGATGTCGCACGGGTCGCCTTCGCCGGACTGGATGAAGTAGCCGTGCTCTTCGGCCTCTTCATGCAGCGCATCGTAGAACTCTTCGTCCTTCGCGGCCTCCTCCTCGGTGACGTTGCTGCGCGCCCACGGCATGTAGAACTTGCCGGACGGCGACAGCGTGAAGACGGTGCCCAAGTAGACGCGGCGGAAGCTGCCGTCCTCTTCCTCCTCAAACTTCTCGCTCTGCATCCACTGCTTCACATCGTCCCACTTGATACCGGTCCTCATGTTCACTCCTCCTCGCTCAGCTTCTTGGACAGGATGGTGACGGGGCAGTGGTCCGCGTGGCCGTGGTCGCCGACGGTGGGGCAGTGGCAGTTGATGTGCGTGAAACCTTGTTCTTGTACTCCTCATCGGTGAGGACGTCGAGCTCCGCCTTGCAGTAGGGGCAGCGCGGCGCGTAGTTGTCGGGGCCCTCGTTCGGGTGCTTGAAGGTGAAGTTGCCCAGGTAGCCCAGCTTGGTCTTCATCCTACCCTCCCTTCGTCACGTTGTAGGGGTTGAAGCCGTGCGCGGCCAAGAAGGCGTTGGCCGCCCGGTCCAGCACCTTGGCCTGCCGCGCGTACTCCTCACGGCCTTCCGCTTGGCAGTGGGGGCACTTGGCGGGGGTGCATCGGGCGCAGCCCCGGTGCCCGACGGTGTGGCAGTCCCGGTAGTGCTGGGCCATCTTAATCATCACTGCCAGGGGCACTTCACGGCGTTGGTCCTTCACGTTTGGCCTCCTTGTGTGCGCTGCCTTGCACCTACAAGGTAGCACGCCGCACTACGATTACAAGTGCCCGGCTGCCTGCTCCGGCCCATCAAGCCCGACTTGATCAAGAATCTAGCGGAGGGAGATCACACCGGCCGCCGGGCAGCTATGTAATGGTAGCGCGCTGCGACTCGCTTCATGAGCTGAGCCCCACCCCGCCGCAAACGAATTCGGCACTTTCCCACAGCGACGGCGCGAGGGAGCTGTCAACTTACGAATTCGCAACCAACGGGAGGGGCTGATCTGAACGGGCTGTCAGAAACGAAACCGGGCCCGTCGCTCCACGGGCCCGGTTCGAAGTTGTCAGGTCATGGTCCGTAGTGGTCCTTGATCCCGGCCATCAGCTCGTCGTCGGACACGCGCGGGATACCCAGCTTCAGGTACACCACCAAGACCTGTGTGATGTTGATGCGCTTGCGCGGCGTGTCGTCCCTGCGGTTGAGCCTGTAGACCACGTCGTGAATTGAAAAGAGTCTAGAAAGAAGTCCGGTCACTTTCGGCCTCGCTGCGCGTCCCACGCTCTGAGCGCTTCGTCAACCTCTGCTGCGGTCATGCGCTTCAAGTTCAGGCGAGTTATCCGCGCCACGATGTAGCTCTTTTCCTCCTCGGTCTGGATTCGACGGAACGGGCGCTTGCCGCACCGCACTCCCTCCTTGTCGATGGCCTTCTTCACATCCTCCGTCGACAAAGTGGCCAAGCCCAACGCCAGAACAACCCTGGTCACGCTGCTGGGGTTGTACTTGACCGCGCCTCCGTTCTCCATGCGGAGGCGGGCCGCCAAATCCAGGATTCCTTGATGAACCTTGTCCGGCAACTCCATCGTGCGTTTCACATTCACTCCTTACTCTGCACTTGCGAGGAACCAACACCCGCCATACTACCCCCACTAACCACTCCACGCAAGCCCGCCGAGCCCCGTTACTGCTTCAGGTTTACACGGGCCAAACCGCATATAGGCAAGTTGGCACCCAGTCTTACCACACCTTCTAAGCACCCCTTACTACTCTTTCTATAAGGAAGTTGTAACAGTAGTAACAGAGTATAGAGGTGAAGCCTGGATTTTACCCCCTCCCCATAGGTAAAACCGCCGCCATCGTAGTGCGAAGAGCGACGTTACTACCGCCGTTGCAGGCCCCGTTACGCGCCCCCTCAAAACACGTCCTGCAACGTGAGTCCCAAGCCCCTTCGTCAGATGAATCGCACTACGATGCTTGCCAACCCGCCAAACAGGCGCTAGGCTGCCCAACTAGCAACACTACCTTACCGCCAACAACCAACCGAGGAGCGACGCAAATGCACCAGGTTCAGAGCCTGAAGATACCGGAAGAGCTGCGAAAAGCTCTTAACGACTTGAACACGAAGTGCCGCGCCCGAAGCGCCAAGGACCCCGAGAGGCAGCGCCGCATGAACGTCGCCAACCTCATCCGCGCGTTCTGCTACCAGGGGCTGAAGAAGGTGTCCCTCCCCGACATCATGGCCGCCGTGGACAAGACGGCGCTCAGGCGCGGCAAGCCCTTCCGCAGGACTGAGAACGACGACGTGGAGTAGCCGGCCCTACCTTTATATAGCGCCCCCACAAGCGCCCGAGAACGACGATGCCAAGCGCCCTGGCAAGGCGGAGTAACCCCCACCCCACAAGGAGCTGAGTACATGGACCCCATCAACCTGAAGGAAGTGCTGGAGCTGCACGCCAAGTATCTGCGCGGAGATCAAGACGGCAAGCGCGCCGACCTGCGCAGCGCCAACCTGCGCAGCGCCGACCTGCGCAGCGCCAACCTGAGCGACGCCAACCTGAGGAGCGCCAACCTGCGCAGCGCCAACCTGCGCAGCGCCGACCTGAGCGGCGCCGACCTGAGCGGCGCCGACCTGAGCGATGCCGACCTGAGCGATGCCAACCTGCGCAGCGCCGACCTGCGCAGCGCCAACCTGCGCAGCGCCAACCTGCGCAGCGCCGACCTGCGCAGCGCCAACCTGAGCGACGCCAACCTGAGCGATGCCGACCTGAGGAGCGCCAACCTGCGCAGCGCCGACCTGCGCAGCGCCAACCTGAGCGATGCCAACCTGCGCAGCGCCGACCTGAGCGGCGCCGACCTGAGCGATGCCGACCTGAGCGGCGCCAACCTGAGGAGCGCCAACCTGCGCAGCGCCGACCTGCGCAGCGCCAACCTGCGCAGCGCCGACCTGCGCAGCGCCGACCTGAGCGGCGCCGGCCTGCCTCACTTCCAGCTCCCTCCGCAAGAGGGGGAGTTCATCGCGTGGAAGTCCGTCCTGCACGGCCACGAGCACACGACGCTCAAGCTGCTCATCCCCGCCGATGCCAGGCGGACCAGCAGCCTCGTCGGACGCAAGTGCAGGGCGAGCAGGGTGAAGGTGCTGGAAGCCCTCGGCACGGAGGCCAAGGAGTTCACCTCCCAGTACGCGCCCACTTGCACCTACCGAGGCTG